CACCGGTGTTAAAGTCAGCAAACCGCACGCTGTCAATCACGTATACGTTGACAATCTCGGTTGGTCGATCCAGCTAAAAAAAGGCCCTCTTCTGAGGGCCTTTTTATTTTGGCTCTACGTCAGCGCTTTCTGATCCGTTCTTGTTCTTGACGAACGAGTTCCAACCAGCCCCACCAAGTAGGTACATTAGATACACACTAAGCATATCAAAGGTCAACGTACCTTTGTCGCTCATAGTGATGATCATCCATGTGCTAACAGCTACACCAATCAAGTAACCGAGCTTGTACGGAGATGCGCGATTATTTGTTGAATCACAAATTAGGTGTTCAAACCTAACTGTGCTCTTTGGATCGCGATGCTCAACGTAGAAGATTAGCGTAAGCACGATCAATCCAAATATCACAAACCAGCTTGCGCCTGTGAATGGAAATAGGGTGAGAAATGATTTGACGTCTGCCACAAAACGATCCATATTGGTCTCCAGAGTGTTATGGTCCGTCGTATTTAGGTTCAAAATGTAAATAAAGGTAAAGGAATGTTATGCCAGCAGCAATCAGAATTGGTGATCCAACATCGTGTGGAGACACAATCGCCGCAGGAAGCGGTAACGTGTTCATTAACGGCATCCCTGCGACTAGGTTAGGCGATGCAACAGCGGGCCATCCCTGCGGACCACCAACAGTAACGAACAGTGGTGCTGCTACCGTATTTGTCAACGGGATTCCGCTATGTCGGGTGGGAGACACAATAGCTCCCCACGGTACCTGCAGTGGCCCTCCGCACCCAGGTAGCATAACCGTTGGCTCATCGGACGTTTTTGTGGAGAACTAATGAGTTGCGAACCATCATATACCTATCGTCCGACATTTTCGTCTGGTAGTACTCCATGCGCCGCCCCTGCCTACACAACCACACGCAGCCGCGTAACGGTAACACCACCGCCACAAACTGTTGGTCCACAACCTCTGTTCTTCAGAAGCAAACACCAAAACGCCGAAGCAAACAACATAGCCGTTGAGATGATAAACGGCCCTGGCAGCACAATTCAGCTGAATGTAGTGTACAACGGAGCCATTGTAAAGTCGTACGGTGGTCTAATTGAAGGTACCGTCGGACAAATCACCATTCTTCGAAACATGATCGAAGTCAGCGACCCAAATAATTACATTGAGATGCCTCCTGTTGGGTTTGATATTCTGGATTTGCGAGGTGTGGAAACAGACGGAGATAACATCACCGAAGCGGGTATTAGCACCTTCCCACGAACGCCGTTAACAGGAGGTCAGGGAGCACCCACAGACGCAAATGTGATTCCAACAATCAGAACTGGGCCAGAACGAACGTTATTCATCGTGTCCACAGAAGAAGACATCACAGGAGCGCCCACATCTCCTCCCGCCTCTAGGCGCGTACAGCAGTGGAATGGTCATGCATGGATATCGTATTGTAACAATGTTGCAGGATCGTGCCCCGGTGAGGGGACCTGTTAATACGGGTAAAGGACCGCGCGTAAATCCGGTATGTAAATATCTACATGGTACAAGATTATAGGAGATATACCATGACTCACGTTTCATATCAGCGCCAAGTATCACCAGACTTCCATCACGTTGAATGGTTGGAGTTGTATGGTGACGGCATGCTACACGAGTGCGCGATTATGAAGCGCACTGCAGACGGCAACGTCCTGTACTTCCGTACTGCCGACCTAGATAACATTGACAAGCAGCGTCTGGCAGAAATCCTGTCGAACCGCAACGCCGCTCAACTAGAGCTGTGGGATCTGATGCAAAACATCACGATGCGCAACGGTGTTAATGCTCTGACCTATTTCAACCAACTGGTCAAGTTGCTGACACCGTCGGGTAAGATTGTTGACCCACGAGCAGGTCAGATCGGTGGCCGCGTAGCAGCTCCGAATCAACCAGTAGCCGCATAAAAAAAAGCCCTCCTAGGAGGGCTTTTTTATTTCGACAACATCGGAATGTATTGGTCAAGAGATTCTTTGATCTTGACTAGTTTGTATTTTCCGAGGAACTTCAAAATGAAGAACATCGAGAATTGACGCTTCTTGTCCAGAGATTCAGATACTGATTCCAGGATCAGTTTCCGAATGTTTGGTGGTTGTTTGGCCAAGTTAATCAGCTTCTCATTCTCATCAAACAGATCCGCGACCTTGTACGTGATCTTTGAAACCACCTCTTCGCCGTTCTCATCTGTAACAACTGGACCGGGAGCTGTCCACGTTTCATTCATCAATTGAACACGTTCGTACGGATCTGTGAACGCTTTCTTGATTCGGTCCATACGCACTCGCGGATATGCGGACTGCACGTTATCGGTGCTGTCCCCACGAATACACTTCTGAAATACGTAAAACAGAGGGTCACCATCAAATTCCGACAGCGTCTGTTCCTTATCAGTTGCAGGAGAGACGATGCGGACATTGGTGTATTGCATCAACTGTAGCAAGTCTGAGTCTGTGCTGATAATGACGATCTCATTGTCATCGCTGGCCTCAATCTGACAGAAGCCAGCGATCAGATCGTCAGCCTCCAACATATCTTCAACCAACGTAACAATGGTCGTCTGTTCAGCAATCAGTGCCTCAAACTCACGCATGTGAGTCAAGAATCGCTGATACTTCAGCTGCTGGGCTGGAGTCATGTCTTGCCGACGATTGCCCTTGTACGGCTTCTTGGAGATGCACGCATCGCTGGCGGTATAATCCTTGCGCCAACTCTTGCGGTCAAACACCATCACAACCTTGTCGGGACGGTGCTGCTTGTAATACTTGTTCAGCATGACCAGTGCTGTGTGAGTAGCTAATCCAGCGAGCGTCTCGTCATCCTCTTGTCGTTGAACGAAGAAGGTGCGGTACAGCAGATTGGAAATGTCAAAGACGAGGTATTTCATGTTATACGTAGTCGTTCGTCCGATGTTTATCGGTATTCTCAATGGAGATGGCTTCAAGGCGCTCGGTCATGTCGTGATACAGTAGAGCTAACCACTTCTGGACCGCTGTGTCTTCGTCGCGGCCAGTGATACCGTTCTCCTTCAGATACTCAATGAATGCAGTGTTCCAATCAAGTTCGATCTGAAGCCCACGAGCTTCATCAAACTTGTCGCTCTTGATCTCAACCCAAGGGTCCTTGCTTGTGTACCTTGCTGCGTCGGCCTCGTCACGCTGACGAAACACGGCAACCTCTTCACTCACAACATTCAGTTCTTGCTTCACTTGGTCGCGTTCAGCAAGTGCCTCGTTGAGTGCATCGCTGTAGCGCTTAAGCTCAGCCATTGTTTGGTCGGCGCGAATCTTATCACGATTCCACCAATTTGAAATTGCCTTGAACATCTTACACCTTAGGTAGTACGTTGACGCACAGATTGTTAATAGACATCCGCATAATGCCGCGGGATGTCAACTGAAAAGCACCGCCGGTGTTGTGCTTGAACAGCGCCAACACCGTTTTGATCGGATATTTATGGGTGAAATTCGGCGTAGATCCGTCGAGAGCCTGCAGATCTGCAGCGTCTGCCAACTGGAAGGTCATCTTATCCATGTTGATGTCAGCCAACTCCATCGTCACTCCGTCGTCGTTACCGATCAGAGTGATCACATCAGCACCCATGGCTGATGCGCCCTTTTGCATGTACGTGATGGCTTCAGGAACAGCGGTAACCTTGATCTTGACGGCGTCGTTCATAGCCTTGGGGGCCTGAATTGTTGCGGGATTGGCACAACGATAATCAACCTTCAGACCCTTAGCCTTCATGGTTAACGTTCGAGCAAAAAGCGACGAATCGCCTTCGGTTGTGACGTCAATGTCAAAAGTGTCGTGCAGCTTCACCAGATCCAACCGCGAGGAGAATACGCCAAGCCGATTGAGACCAATCGAGCCAAACGGAAGGTCTGGCACGTTTGCGTCCTGCAAGATAAACACCGTACGTTCCTCGTCGATCGCTCGAACCTTCCCAGGCTCGATAATCAGACTGTCAATCTTGACGAGGTTTGCCGTTTGCACGGCATTCAAAATGTACCCCAGAGTGGGTTGATCCATCTTCATGGAGTTTTCTCCTTATAGTTTGTCATTACTGTATCAGAATTCCAACAAGCTGTCAACGAACAGACTTTGCTTGCTCGGAGGTCGCTTGTTGATTGCCTTCAGGATGTTAGCCAACGGGTTGTCAACGAGTCGCTCGATGTGGGCGTCCACATCCACGTTGCAGTGGATGTTAAACCAAGGTGGCACAGTCTCTGTGTCGGTCGGTAGAGCGATGCTCTTAAACCGTCCGTTCTTGTTTTTCAGGTAGTACACCTTAAGCTTCATGCCTGACACAATGGGGGCACTATTCTTATCGTTGTACTGCTTGAGGCACTGATTGTAGTGAATGGCAGCAGCGACGTGACCAGGAAGGCGCGTCCCAATGTCTGCATCGTATGCAATTGAGTAATCCTCCAGCTTCTTGACACCCTTCGGTAGGCCAATTCGTAGAAGATCACCGCCAGTACCCGCGTCAGTTAGCTCCGTCTTGTAGTCCACAATCGACACAGAAATGTCTTCCCACGTCTCACCCTTCAGGTATCGCTCGATGAAACCGTTCAACTTCTTGGAGACGTCTGCGGGGAGGGTTGTCTTCTTGGTATCAAGACCCATCACCTTCATCTTATCGACTGGCTTACCGTCCAAGTCAACCAAGTGAAGAATGTACCGCTTCTTATCAACGAAGATGCCCTTATCAGACACAATTTCACGGCCTGCTTTAATAATGTCATCATAGCCGGGAGTGCACAAAAAAGTGTTACGCATGAAGTCCGGATACGACTTGTTGACAATGTCAGCGACCATATCAGCGACCTTAATCGCTTCTTCCTGCGAAGTCGCAAATGTGCGGAAATACGTGGAGTCAGTGTCTCCGTAAATGACAGCTTCTGAGTGATGTTTCCCGTTGAATACTGGACCATCCATGGAGATCAGACGCGCTTCTTCCTCCGTATAACCGCTTTCCATTGCGTCCTTCAACGTCTCGTATAGCGGGAATTCGGAATCGTAACTATCCCCCAATGCTTCCGCAGCCGTCCGGCATTGGTGCTTCAGGATGATACGTCCAGAGCCAGTGGTAGATTCACCCAACCGCAAGTCGTAGAATCGGAAGTACAGATTAGTAAGTGCGCCGTATAAGCTGTTCAGCTTGATCTTGTACACATACTGCAGCCGGTCGTAGTAGCCCGCCTTTTCGTAATCTCCTACGTCTCCAGCTTCCTTCTTCATCTTCTGGTACTTCTTACGTAGGTCGTACCAGTTAGCCAACAGTCCTGGGATAAAGCCTTGCTTCGTCTGGTCAAACACCGTACCGTAACCTGAAATAGCCCAGTTACGCTCTGCTAACCAGTCACGCCATTCACTCGCAGGCATCGTCAGCTCGGATTTATCATGCTCAAGCACCATCGTACATAGTTTGAAGCTACCCGCCGCAATTTCAATGAAGTCCTTGACGTCACTCTTGAACTGACCTCGTAGCGTCTCAGGCGAAATGTTCAGAGATCGAATAGCAGACGGATACAGTGAGTTAATGTCGATCGATCCAACCCATTCATGCAATCCAATCTGCGGGAACAGCACCAGAGCTCCGTCAATCGAGCGGTCGACCTCTGGCTCAGTCACATTGTTGACCACGCGGCGGAGTTCGTGGTGGCAATAGTTGACTAGCGCCAATTCAGCAAGTTTCAGAGTGCCGAGAACGTGAGGCATCAGACCTGTTGACAGGTGGTAGTTCACGTTAGCAATGTCGATGTATCCCAGCTTCTGTTCGAATCCGTACAGGATCTCAGTATCTCGGATGTTGTATCGCACGAAGAACGGGAAGTTTTCACGGTACAATTCACGCAATGTCTTTTCGTACGTTAGCTTAGGCAGCGTTGGTTCACCGGTCTTATCATCAACCAGGACTTCTTCAGAGATCGCTTCCAACTTATACGACGGCTTTTCGCCTGGTTCGTACTTCTTAACCAAGTTCATGTAGTCGATGCGAATACGACCAACGAGGTCGAGCGTATTGCCCATCAACTTTCCGTTTTCCTTGTTCTGCACAGCTCGGAACGTAGGGCTTCCATGCATCGGAAAATCGAGACGTTTGAGCCAGCGATACTGTCCTTGCTTTGCGATTGCAGGGTTCGGATTCTGAGCGTATGTAAGGGACAGCTTGCCGGTGTACTCATTGATTGACTCAGCAGTCTCCAGCGACACTTCTTGGTTATCTAGAACGCGCACAATTCGTTGCGCAGTATATGGAACGTCGAAGAAGTCACTGTTCCAGCCGCCGATGACGTCACTCTGCTCAATTTCAACGAGAAAGTTCATGAGGAGTTCACGCTCATCCGCACACACAACATATCGAATGCGAAGGTTCGACATGATCGGGGCATCAGGAGCGCACGTATCAACCTCACGACGGAGGCGCTCCTCATCCCACCCCTCTTCGGGCGGAACGCACAACACAACAATCTCTTTCTTCCAGCAATGGATCAGTGAGACGGAGTTGATTGGGGCATACGGATTCGTAGCCACCATGTCTTGCACCGTGACGCCCATCTCCGGGTCGTAATCCACCTCGATGTCAAACAGCGTTACGTTCAGCTTCGGAGCAGGAATACCGTAATAGTGGTTGGATAACACACGCATCTCGGGGGGAACGTCAGATTCCCACGTGCGAACACGCCGGACGTCAAATTCCTTCTTGGCAGCGTAGTATTCCGACGACGTGTCGAACTCAGCCTTCGACACTCTTGTGTCGTAGATGGTACGATACTCCCCATCCTCGTCGTCATAGTAGAAGTAGTACGGAGCAGGGTAGTCTGTGACGATTCGCTCCGTTTCAGACAATCGTTCCCACACGTAAACGCGATTGTTCTTTGTTACTGCAGAGATATAACTCATTTTTTCCTTTCTATCACCTGTCATTATCACGTCGAGGGTTGGGTCAAATCAAGCGCGGATGTGACAGGGGAGCTATTTATCACGCATAAAAAAAGAGCCCCTTTCGGGGCTCTTTTTATTCATCAGACTTGTCTAAGGGGTCGTTATGCCCACCAACATCGTCGGGGTCGCGCAGCTTCCCTTCAATGACGGTTTCGTACAGCGTCTCGAAGTGGCGATTTTCCTCGAGCATAGATCCGTAGTTGTGCTTGTACATCGTGGCAGCAATCTTACGAACCAGCTTCTTGTCAACACCGTATTCAGCAGCAATGTCTGCAACCGATTCCTTCATACCTTCCTTCAGATCGTCGATTTGTTGGTGGTAATGAGTCACAGTGGCCAGTGCTGACTTGAACTTCTTGCGAATTTCCGGATCAGCCAGAATGTTGCCCTTGTTGTTATCGTCTGCGGAACGTGCTTTTACTGGTTTAACCATGATTTCTCCTTATTGTTATAGTCTAATCTTAGTGGGTCAAATACGTTGCGACAACAGGCCGTGTTTTTTGTTAAACGGCTGAACTTGCTTTGTAATCAAGCTCCGTACGCCTACAACGTAGGCGTATTGGGCTGGTGAGCGTAGATGTTCCACGTTACCGATGCCCATATTGTATGCTGCTACTGCCTTATCCCAGTTGCCGTTGCATAGGTCAAAGTACAACTTGAAATGCATTGCAGCGATTCGAATGTTTGCCTCGTCATTGTTTAGTAGCAAGGCTACGATCTCATCGTTGGTGACTTTATCGTATGGTTTGTGGGGGAAGTAAACTTTCGCAACTTGGGGGTTGCGCTGCAAAACTGACCGTGCTGCAACCACTTGAACTTGCATCAATCCGTATGATCGCTTGCTTGCTGCTGCTCCGCGGTTACCGATCGGGTCGCTCTGGCCACCCTTAGTTTCACGCAGCAAGATAGCTTGCAGGGTTTCTGGATGTCCTACCTCACTTCCAATCTGAAACACTCTCTTCATGTTGTCTACAGCAGTTCGCGTAAACGCTTGGAGTTGTGTTGTGGTTTCTGGCTGTGTACGCGTTGGTGTACGCACAACAGTTGCTTGTGGCTCTGCTACTACAACTTCTGGCAGCGCTGATTCAGTGGATGCTGAACCTTCTGCATATGCGAATGATTCAGTCATCATCAACACGAATAGCAACAGAGACGCGGTTATTCGATGATTGCTCATCTTCATTCCTTTCGTCAAAAGTTATACCCTCCTGGTATTACTACCAAGAAGGGCGATTATAGTTGAGATAGGGAGTTAAATCAACTGGGTTGGTTTAGGTATGGTCCAAACCAAGTCGTATAGTTACCAGGGAAGCTACCTGGATTATACATATACGGCGTTTTAGCTACGATGTGGAATCGTGCTTGAAAGAGGTCACCCGCAAACACCTCTGTGGTGTTATTTATGAAGTGAGGATCACTGGGGAACACGATTAGTGTGCCACGCTGCGGATTAAATCCGAAATGATGTTGAACAAACTCAAGTTTGCCGCCATATACATCAAATTCCTGTTCAAACGGAGTATTTTCTTGATAATCTGACAGGAATAGAACTGCTGTCAGATCGCGAGCATTTGTGCGAACCCACTTGCCTCGTAAGTGCTCACTGTTCTCAGCCCGGAAGGTGCCAGAACTTCCCGCAGGAAACCACTCAAATTCAACACTCTCCGTGCCACGGTACAGCATCTGATAGTGCCCTTGGATTTCGGGCAGTAACATAAGCAGCCGCTCATAAATCAAACCTTCAGCAGTTTCCGACCGTTTGGTCGTCTTCACATACTTCCCGTCCTTGTTTTGATCAGGGACATTGAAATCCACAATATCAACAATATCTTCACACATCAGAGGAGAAATGAACTCCTCAACAACATAAAACGGAGACTTATTCATCATTATGGACTTTGAGAGTATTCAGGTACGTAACCAATTCCGGAATAGTTACATTATGTTTTGCTAGAATTTGAACAGCTTCCATGATTTGCATATCGCGATCAATATTGGCGGCAGATTCGGAAGTTGGGGCGTCCGCCTCATCCTGATTTGGGTTAATCAGGAAGTTACCTGCTTGCAGGATATTCTGACCGACAAGGATTGCTGTATCCATGTGTGAGCGATCATTCAAGTTGAACGTAGCAGCCTTGAGTTGAACTCCTTCAATTTCAACATCCAACCGCACCATTGGTCGATGCTCTCCACCGTGGTCTGCAGAATGCACTTCCTGTGTCCCGTCGACGTCAAGCGTGATTTGGTTCTTGGATAGCTGTGGACATACAAAAGTAACCGTTCCACGCTTTTCGTCCATCTGGATATTCTCAGCGTGGAGTGATGAGGTTGTTGCCCCAGTGTCAACCTTCCCCTCAAGGGAGCGACCCAATTGTAAGAAATTCACTGTTACACTGTTGCCAATTACCTTGTTGTTCATCATTACACTCCATACGTTTTGTGATACGTATTTATGCGTCGAAGAAGTGGCTCAATGTATGGCTCAATCGGTTGCTTGAATATCAACGGTACAGCTCCTCGTTCGCTGCTCATGATGATCACAATTTGATCAATTTGAATGCCATACCGCTCCAGATACATCAATGCATACGCTGTTGTCTGTAGGAAATAGTCACCAATCATCGATTGCTTCTTATCGGTTGTTGATGTTTTGAAGTCGATGATTGCGGGCACTCCGTCGTATTCGCCAATACAATCAACACGCCCAGCAACACGCATTACATCACTCCACAGCGCGGATTCTTGAGTGTGAATGTTATTGATCCGCTTTAGATGGACCTTCAGCATGTTGAAGTCTGGAATGTGGGCCGGTAACATATCGCGAGTAGGATCTACCTCATTGTTGAGGTACCGCTCCACCATCAAGTGAACTGCTGACCCTCGGTCGGCTGCTCGCTTCATTTCAGCGTCTGCTCGATCTGCGCCCATACTGTCACGCCACTCTCGAAGCCACGGTTTGTCACCAGCTCCCAAAATGGTGGTAATTGACGGATACTTGTTGCCTTCTGGCGTCAAATAAAAACGCCCGTTAGGACCCTCTTCTGTGTTGAGGTTAACGGGCGTGATGTTGTTGAGATGCGTGAACATAATGTCCTAATTATGCGACGCCACCTCCTGGGGTTGCAGCACCGGCACTGCCGGGAGTTGTCGTCATCGTGCGAGCCTGGGCATTTGGTGCTCCAGGTTGTGGAGTTTGAGCGTTTGGAGTTGCTCCGGAACGCTTGTCTTCCATTTGTTTTTGCTTAGCCTTCAATGCGAGCATCTTAGACAATTGTTGCTTACGTTGAAGCAGCGGTGCAGTACGTTGGTTGATCTGAGCATCAATTTGAGCCATATCCGTGGAGATTTTGTCAATCTCAGCTTGCAGATCCTCATCCAGTCTAGTCAAAAACTGCTTAAAAGACAACTGGGTCATTACTTAACCCTCCCGATGATGTACTGAGCAATGTCGTGTGGGCGGAGACGACCCTTAGGAACATTCAACTTCTTGGTTGGGCGAAGCTTTGATACACCCGGAGCGCGATGCGTTTCTTCCTCTTCATGTGACGACATGGAGATTGGCTCTAGGCTGTCATCGTCTTGATCACCGCCGCCGTCTCGTTGGCCCATCTCATGTTTGAATTTGGCCAGCTGAGCCAAACGCTTAGCTTCGCGGTCTTCATCCTTGCGCGCCTTGTTGTATGTTTCCATGTCAAGGTACTGTTCTTCTTGCTTGACGCGAGACATTGCTTGAGCTACGATGGCATCAGCTTCCTTGGCCTTGGCTTCAGCCTCTTTGGCGCGAGCCTCAGCCTTGCGTGCTTCCGCGTCAGCCTTCATCATGTCAATCACTTGGGTGAGCAAGTCCTGAACCTGACCATCTCCAGCGCCACCCGTATCCATGCCCATATCCATGTCAGCTGATGGGTCAAGATCGAGATCACCGCCTTCTGGGTCCGGTTCTTGGCCTTCACCACCCGCAAGTTGTGCTTCTTGCTCCTCATCTTCAGCGATTTCCGGCCACTGAACGTCAACAATGTTGAACTGGTCCTTTAGCTGGAACAAGATTTCTGCAATTTCGGGGACATCCTCGTCTGTACCTTCACGATCCATCAAGAACGATTCTAGGGCACGCTCAAAATCATCAGCTTCTTCAGATTGAACAACAACACGGATCAATCCACCGTTATCGTCTTGCAAGCCAAACGTTACTGTATTGCGGTTGTCTGTTGTTTCACGCTTTTCCAAACCCTTCAGCTTGCCGATTAGGCTGTCACGATCAAAGTTGTTGGTGTTACCTTCGTCTTCGTCGGGATTTGCCAGGTCTTCGGAAACAATGTTGAATGCTTCACGAAGCTTGGTGGTCTTGGTGATTTTCTTGGCTTTGGGTTTGGTGCTAGGCTCAACAATTGGTTCTGCGACCTTTGGTTTCGCGCGCCGTACCATTTGGGCAAACAGAGGCGTGCCCGCAGAGGCAATTGAGCCCCCGCTGACTGCACCCATTGCTGCTTCTTCCGATACCATGGGGCGTGTGTTGAGTTTTTTGATTAGGTTCATGAGCCGTCCTCGTATTAGTGTCGGGTATTTATGGACGGCAAAAGGAAAAGCCCGCACAAGGCGGGCTTTTGTTGAGTTAGCGAAGACCGCTCTGCTTGAACGCTCGCCATTTCGGCTCAATCTTGTCACCTGTGGTATGTTCTACCCAAGTTTCGAAGTTGAACATCGTGGACATCATGCGGTCACGGTACTCACGGTACTCTGCGTGCAGCTTCGCGATGCGCTCACGTTCAGCTGGCTCCACATCCGACAAGTCGATCGCACGAATCAAATCCGACGGCAGAGACACTGGCAGAATGACGCGGGTAGTGACATCCTGCTTGCCTTGACTTTCGTACACAATAGACGTGATTTGGTTCTCGGTCAGATTCATTCTGCCGCTCCCTCAGCACCGTCGTTGGCAGCGGGTAGGAGGCCCAGGTTCTGCGCCTTTTGCATGGCTTCTTCACGCTCCTGCTTCAGCATCTGAACCAGAGCGGTTTGAGCGTCGCGCAGCGCGCTTCGCACCATCAGCAGGTCAGACGACAGGTCCGCCTCCTTCTGACGCCAATCGTCAAAGAAGCCAACGAGCTGCTGCACTTGTTCGCTCATCTTGGCAACTTCATAGGTTGCATCGTCAAGTTGAATGGTCAGGGTGGGTTGTACGGGTTTCATATAGTTCTCCTAGGAAATTTTACTGGCCGTCGCCAGTATCAAACAGATCATCCCAACCACGCTTAGTGGATTGGTTCTTTTTGATTTTGTTGGGGTCGATCACACCATCGTCATCGACCGGGTCGGCGTCTCGATTAAGAATGCGTAGGAAGCCGTTGTCCCACTTGAGGAACAGTTGCTTACCGACAGCGTCGCTACTGCGGGACTTAAGGAAGACAAATCCAATTTCTCCTGCCGCCTTCATGGTTGCATTCATAATGATCGACACATACCAGTCAACGGTATTCACTTTACTGATACCGCCTGCGATGTGTCCCTGATTTAGTTCTTGTGCATCAATAGCTGAACGGTTCTGCTGCGATGCGGTTGCTCCGAACATATTGAAGTCAAACAAAATGTCGCGCAGCTGTTCTGTGGCACGCTTATCCTTTTCAAACACGTTATCGGCTGATACATGTTCATTAGCCCCCATCAGGTCGAGATAGTCAACGACTATCATATCGGGGACATACCCATGAACGAGCTCAAACTCCTTTAGATACGCGCGAATGCGGTTGCTGTTAGTGCCAACAGGCATCCGCTTAATCGTCAGCTTGCCCATCTGTGGAGCAACAAGGTTAATCGTTTGAGCGATCTCATCCTTGTGTTGTGCCCAAATAACCGACGACACGCCCGACAGCATCTGGTCAAACCGCTGTGCGATCATTTCTTCGGAGAGTTCCAAAGAAAGATACAGCACGTTCATCTTCTCTTTGCTGCCCGGTGTCCGGGATTGCATCAGGAAGTTTAATGCTAGGTTGGCAAGCGTAATAGACTTACCACCACCTGAGTTGGCTGAGAACAGTAGGATTTCTTTGCGTGCCAATCCACCACCAAGCAGATCATCAAATTCCTTCCAACGAGTTGGAGTGCGCAAGGGAACCCTGGATTGTTCATCGAGGCGAACATCTGGGTTCGAGAAGTAGTCCAACCCCAGGTCGCGGTTCAGAGAAATTGTGATCGCATCGCGGATTAGCTGCTCGGCCGTACCGTAGTCAACGTCCGATGCAACTTCGTTGATTAGCTTGGAAGATTTAACAATCGCTTGCTCGAATGCGCGTCGCTTGCAAAACGCTTCGATCTGGTCGGACATGAACTTGATCTCTGCACGAGAAACGTCGTCACGAGCCTTTAGAGAGACATTGGTCTCAGCATCAATTTGAGAGGGCGTGGGGGTAGCGTTGTACTTGTCGTAGTACTCGTGGATAAAGTCCACAGTTTTGCGCAAGTCGGGGTCGAAGTAATCCGACTTGATGATGTGCTTACACAGAGCGAATGTGTCGGGTGACGACACCACATATTCAAGGAGCAATCGTTGTTTTTTGTTATTCATTAGTCATCCTCATCAGAAGGTGACTATATTACAATACAGCGGTTACGTCAACAGAATGTGCGGGTAAATTGACCGAATTACCGATTTTTGAGCATACGCTTTTCCCTGAGCATAGTACAATTCAGGTTGTGAGCTGTTAATGTACCCAAGGTCGATATACTGGTCATAGACTCGGTCCACATTTGTGTGAGGAGAGCGACTCAGTAGTAGCAGCACTTCACCGGGCTGCGGTTGGCCCGATCCGTTGAAACTGTATGGGTAGAATAATGAACCGTTGGAGATTGCGCCAACAGAGAAATACAGTGGCGCGTTCGGAGTCGTCACGATGTTGAAACTACGTAGAATGTATTGATTACCGTTGGCAACAATACTCTCATACCCAGCCCAAGGCGAGTTGATTGACGGCACATAGTCAATACCAACATATTCAATGGTGTTGTTGGATGAGCTACCTGAGTAGAATGTGACACCCAAACTAACCATTGGCGAAGTTGCCAACGTAGCAATCGTAATTTCGCCCGCATTTGTAGAAATCTGGACTGGGGCAGTATCGGAACTGGTTGACGACAGAGCCATTGGATTCACAGTGTTTTCCGATGACAATGCGATGCATTGTACCAATCCTGATACAGCAACGTCAAACGTCAGGATGACCGTGTTCGAGTCAACGATTTGAGTACTCGTTGGAGTTCCGGGCTCTAGTGTGGCACTACCAGAGGAGGTGTCGCGATACACGTATACGTGTAGAATTGGACGGTTTGCTAGATTATGCTTTACAATCCATTGATTGGATTGTACAGGTTGTTCGTGAGTGTACAACACCTTGCGTTGGTGCCAATCTTGCAAACCTTCTACCTCAGGAGGGAACGCTGGCGTGGCGTTAATCTCTTTGGTCTGAGTTACACGGTTTAGCTTACCTTGGCAGTTGTAAGTAATGATGCAGCGCTGCATCACTTCCATTCCCTGCTTATTTGCAGGGACACGGACGCGACGCTTGCACGTCGTGCATTCATATACGCTTTCACCTTTGACTACAACTGCTGGCATGATTACATCATTTCAAGACGATCTAGCTGACCAGCTAGAATGATTTTGGATGTGCGTTCCAAATAAGCCTTTTCCAGGTTGGCTGGGACCTTGACTGCGAACGACATCACGGTGTTCAGGTTGAATACATGCTGACCTTCAGCGTCAACCAGACTGTGAGGGAATAGATCCAGTACAACCGACTCGCCACGTTGCATTGGACGGATCACCAATGGTTGTTCCAGTGTGATTGTGTTTTGTTCGAGGTTGCGTTCAACAACACGCCCGATAACTTCTGCACCAGCGATGGTGACAAACAGCATTAGTTCTGTATTCATAGTATACCTTATTTGTTATGATTAGTATTTAGTAGCTTACCGTATCCGTCACACGCACTGGCTCGGACCGCATAGTAGTACGGAATCCCATACAGTATCACCTCCGCGTCGGCAGAAATGCCTTCGTGAAGGTTATGCGTGACGTATGTGTACCTCACAACATCTGCAATGATGGAGGAGGCTTCTGCCTTGTCGTCTAGCTCTTCAACCAGGGCGGTTAGAGCCGTTTGGTAAGCCGTATTTGATTCATGTACTTCTTTGCTGTACATGAACTGATATCCGTCGATTGGGAAGACGTAGAACGGCTCTGTGTTTTGAGGCAGGGATGGAGTGTTTGGGTAAGCAAAGATTGCGCGTTGGCGAATATTACTGAACTGCTTACCGAATGCCATATTAAACGCGTCGGACACGTCGTCTTTGCGTTTTTGTTGGCGAACTTTCACCTTGTGAAAGTTGTGATACGTCACTGGGAGAGCTTTGAGTAAAGGCAATCCAGCCGACTCTTTTAGGAACTGTGCGCAATCAGTCTTGATCTTTTGCACCTCGCGAATTCCAAGACCAACGCTCGTTCCAATAATGTCCTCAATGAGCATACTTTCCCCTTTGACGGGTATTTAGGGCTCATTGAGGACGTTTCTGCGCCTTAGTTTTGGTAAGACGTTTCAGTTTGCTCAGCAGCCAGGTCTTGAATGGTCTGGTCGATGAACGCATTGCAATCAGCAATGTGCTTCTGCATCATGCAGCGAGGGCCTTGTACGACCTCGTTCAGCCGGTACGCAAACTCAGTTTGCATCAGATACAAGCGGTTGGCACCACCGTTCTTCGAACGGAAAGGACGCTCCATACGAGCGGTTGCTTGATTGAAGGCAGACGACAGGTAACGAACGATCTGACCGACGTCCTTTTCCTTCACGGGTTCTTTTTCTGTCATAATGGTTCCTATGACGGGTTTATCAAGAGATAGCGCATCAACGCTATCAGCGGGTTTTTGCGAGAACGCACGACTCATTATGCGGAAAAGAATTCGGGGGACAACAGTGTTGTTCTTACCGCTAAAAGCAGATACAGTATAACTATGCGAAATTTAGAGGGTTTTTGAACCCCCGCTATTGAAGAAAAACAAGAACACTAAATAGCCAACCTATGAAACTACGACAAGCAATTGCCCACATGCAGGCGGCATACATTTACGCATCTTTATCGTACTGTGTTCGCAGGCAAGTGGGGTGTGTTGTGGTTCGTGATAACCGAATCATCTCTATTGGGTACAACGGCACACCTGCAGGAGAAGACAATACTTGCGAAGCTGAAGACGGTAGCACAAAGTCCTGTGTCATTCATGCTGAAGACAACGCTCTACGTAAATTAGAGCGTTGTGGTGAGACTGCTGAGGGCGCCACATTATTCGTCACGACCGCGCCGTGCAAGACGTGCGCTGAAAAGATCGCAGCACACAACGTTAGTCAAGTGCTATACGACGATCTGTATCGGAACGACGACGGAATCCGTTACTTGCAATCTGTAGGGATTGCAATTGAACAAATGACCACATAACAACTACAAGAGGAAAACACCCCCATGTCTCAAGACACATATTTGGGCATTAACATTGACCTATCACGAGACGCGCTTCTGGACGAAATCGGCATCCAGCGCTTGAAGGACTCGTACCTGATGGAAGATGAAACATCTCCCCAGCACCGATACGCGTACGTATCCAAGGCTTTCGGTAGCAATCCGGAACATGCACAGCGACTCTATGAATACGCCAGCAAGCATTGGATGGGTTATTCTACTCCCATCCTGTCGTTTGGTCGTAATGCTTCTGGCTTGCCGATCTCGTGCTTCCTGGTCAACGTTCACGACTCCAAGGAGGGTCTAGTTGAAGCCCTATCCGAAACCAACTGGCTGTCGATGCTAGGCGGTGGTGTGGGCGTTTACTTCGGTATTCGTGGCACAGACGAAAAGTCGGTTGGTGTCATCCCCCACATGGGTGTGTATGACCGCTCTTGCTTGGCTTATAAGCAGGGTACAACACGTCGCGGTAGCTACGCGATGTATCTCGACATCAGTCACCCCGACATTCTCGAATTCCTTGATATGCGCAAGGAAACTGGTGACCAGAACCGTCGAGGTTTGAACCTTCACCACGGTGTAAACATTCCTAACAGCTTCATGGAAATCATTGAGCGTTGCATGCGCGATGCCAATGCCGATGACTCGTGGGAGCTGCGCGACCCTGCTTCAGGTAAGGTTCACGAAGTTGTTTCAGCGAAGGATCTGTGGGTTAAGTTACTCGAACTACGGGCCGGCCAAGGTCGTGGTGAGCCATACATCCACTTCGTCGACAATGTTAACAACGCTGTCAAACCATACTTGAAGGACAAAGGTTACAAGGTTGTCCAATCAAATCTGTGCTCGGAAATCGAGCTGATGACTGACAAGGACACCACAGCTGTGTGCTGCCTGTCATCAATCAATCTGGAACATTGGGACGAATACTGCGACAATTACCAATTCTTCCGCGATATTGCAGAAATGTTGGACAACGTGTTGCAATACTTTATCGACAACGCCCCTCCGTCGATTGCTCGAGCAGTCAAGTCAGCTCGCGAAGAACGCAGCATTGGTATTGGTGTGATGGGTTTCCATTCATATCTGCAGAAGAACATAATCGCGTATGACGGCGTGATGGCAAAGGCTGCAAATAACCGCATCTTCACCCGGTTCCAAGCTCAACTGGATCGCGCCAATGCTGATCTCGGCGCTGAACGCGGTTCGCCTAAGTGGCTTGAAGGCACAGGTCTGCGGTTTGCGCACATGAGCGCGATCGCCCCAACGGCCAGCAATGCTCTGATCTGCGGTAATGTGTCGCCTTCAACCGAAGCATGGCGCGCTAATGCATTCCGCCAAGACACATTGTCTGGTACGTTCATTCAGAAGAATAAGCATTTGGACGAACTACTAAAGAAGTTGGATGCTGATGGGGCGTGTGATTACCAAGAAGCTTGGCTGAAGATTGTTCAAGCCGAAGGTTCTGTTCAGGGACTGGAGTGTTTGTCGGATATTGAGAAGGATGTCTTCAAAACGGCTTCAGAAATTGATCAGCTGTGGGCAGTTGAGTTGACGACTGATCGTCAACCCCGCATTGACCAGGGCCAGTCGTTCAACATCTACATTCGTCCAGATATCAGCATCGCTAAACTGCACGCCATTCACTTCTCCTACTGGAAGAAGGGTGGCAAGGCCATGTACTACGTGCGCACAGAAAAGCTGGCTAACACAGACACAGTCGGCAAGAGGGTTGAGCGAGTCCGCATTGAAGAGGAAATCGACCAGTTGCGACAAATTGCTGAAGGCGTTGATTGCATCGCGTGCGAAGGCTAACATGAAAGGTCCCAGGGGAACTCAAGGCGTATGTTTCGAACCATCGAAAAGGGCTCCGTGAGTTCCCTGGGACGATTTGGTCATCTTCAAGTGTGAGTGATGCAAGAAGTGGACCACCCGAAAGACCCGGAAATCAAAACAAGATAGAGAACTGGACCTATAATGGTTAAGACTAACAAGAAAACAAAACTAACAGACACCCGCGCAACGTTCAAGCCGTTTGCGTACCCCAAGTGCTATGAACTGTGGCTCAAGCACGAACAGGTTCATTGGCTGCATACTGTGATCCCAATGCAGCAGGACGTGTACGACTTCAAGAAGCGTCTGTCTGAAGGCCAGAAGGACTTCCTTACGCAGATCCTGCGTCTGTTTACACAAGGCGATGTGGACGTCGCGGCTGGCTACGTGAACAACTACTTGCCGGTATTCCCACAGCCGGAAGTACGGATGATGTTGCTTGGGTTTGCAGCTCGTGAGGCTGTTCACATTGCTGCGTACAGCCATCTACTGGAAACCCTCGGCTTCCCGGACACTACGTACAATGAATTCATGGAATACAAGGCGATGGCCGATAAGCATGACTTTATTGCACAAATTACGCAGTCTGGCGATAACGCTAAGGTGATCCAGCAGATGTGTGCCATTAGCGCGTTTACTGAAGGCATGCAGTTGTTTAGTTCGTTTGTCATGTTGCTGAACTTTGGACGCAACAACATGATGCCAGGCATGACCAAGATTGTCACATGGTCAATCATTGACGAAACGATGCACTGTGAAGGTATGACGTACCTGTTCCGTGAGTTTGTGAAAGAGAACAAGGACATCTGGAATGACGATCTGAAGCGTGAGTTGTATACGATCGCTGAAAAAATGGTTGAACTCGAGGATGCGTTCATCGACCTTGCATACAGCAAGCTGGATCCGTCAGAGTTCAAGCAGCAACTGTTGAAGGCTGACATGCATGCATACATTCGCTACATTGCTGACCGTCGGTTGATCGGGATGGGGCTGAAGGGCATCTTTAAGCACAAGAAGAATCCGCTTCCGTGGGTTGACGAAATGCTTGCGCTGCCATCACACACCAACTTCTTCGAACAAACTGAGTCTAGCTATTCCAAGGGTGCGCTGCAAGGGACTTGGGATGATGTGTGGGGTGTGCTTAAGTAAGCTGAGCGGACACTTAGATCAAAAAAAGGGGCGTTGTCGCCCCTTTTTGTTTTGGGGTATACTGGATCAGAAGGAGTATTTGATATGATTGAAATTACAGAAATCAACATAGACCTGGACGGAGTCATGGTAGACTTTCGGAAAAAGGCGCTGGAAGTCGCCGGAATTGTCCCCGAACACGACCCCAACAACAAGCAACTGCGTCGCGACTTTTGGAAGCACATTGAGATGCATGTTCGATCCGGCAAGCCTTTCTTTGGTGCGATGGATCCCATGGAGGACGCGTTTGTGTTGTGGGGGTATTTGTTGGCCTCTGGCAAACCTCTGGTGATCAACTCAGCAACAGGACACATTCGTGGTGCTAGTGAAGAGAAGCGGTACTGGGTGCGAAAGCATCTCGGTCACGATGCTGCGAACGCGGCACGCTTCGTGCGCGATGCAGTAATGAAGTCGCAATATGCGCATCACACCAAGGTCCTGATTGACGATCGCAGGAAGGCAATTGATCCTTGGGTCGCGGCTGGTGGGATTGGAATACTACATACTAGTGCTGTAGAAACCATTGAGCAACTGAAGTTGCTAGGAGTATAATTATGGGATATGAGGCTTTTGTATTGACGGAAGCATCTCGGGCGAGTTTGCTCGAGCAGTTTCCGCCAAAGTTCCCTGATGTGATCGCGCATCACATCACACACCGATTTGGTGTGCATAAGCCGGCAGAGATGCCGGCTCCTACACCTACGTCATTTGAGGTCGTAGGTTATGCTGCTGATGACAGCCTGGAAGCATTGGTTGTTCGTAAGCGTACCGCCGTCGGACAGAATCGTCCGGACGGTAAACCCTACCACATCACGTGGTCGTTGGATCGTTCAAAGGGACGTAAGCCCGTTGATTCCAACGCGGTCATTGCGAACGGGTTTGAGCCGATCGATAAGCCAGTTATCGTGGCGGCTCAGTTCCATTACATTGATTAGTAGTCGTCAGAATAGCGACTAGTTTTGGTGTGCTTAGAAGAGGAGGCTTGATATTCGTCAGCCTCCTCTTCGTCCATCTGCTGAGTGTAAGCAGCCCACTCGTGCACCGTGTCGAACGACTTGTATTCAAACGGATCCCAGACAGAACCGTCGTCGGGATCGATTTCGATCCCGTATTCTTCCATCAGTTGTTCAACGGACATAACGTGTGCGTCATGCAGAACAGTACTCTGCATGTGGTGCTTTGACATGGAAACTCCTAGAGGGGATTGTTAGTACTACGAGTGGATATTTATTTCAAATCACAGAGTTGCGTAGATGTTTTTGGTATAGTTACCCAAAATCTCTTGCAATTCAGAGATATAAACCTTCTTCCGTTTGTCTTCGGAAGACAACAGATCGAGATATGTTTGCAGCTCAGCTTCCGCATCCTTGATTCGCTGCTCATTTTTGAGGCGCTCCTCTTCCGTGAAACGGTAAATGGGCAGATCAGCAATGTAATCAATGTGGACGATGCCAATACCGGCCAGCAATTCCTTTAGTTCAGACCGTGACTGAGTCTTGCCAGCAGTTGCACTGATCTTGTGCTTGATTGCGGTGCGGATGTCGTAGTACCGCTGCAGGTCTAGCTTGATCAAGTCACGCAACCGCTCATAACGCTGCACGTACCACCCAAGACGCCAATCCGTAAATTGACGAATCAAATCTACGGGATTGGTGCTCATAATGCTATCCCCAGAGAAGTCAACCAGATTCAAGTTCTCTGTGTGGCGGCACGTCAGCTTCAACATCTGAATGAGTGTTTCTTCGGTGTAATCCTTCAGAAATCCACGTCGGAATTTGACATCAATGTTGATTGTATTGCGTGAATTATCGACGTAGTCAACGAGCGTGTCACCTTCGAGAAGGGCGTCAAGACTTTCGAGGAATTTCGCGTGAGATAGTCCGTACGGAAGGGATGTTACCTTTGCTTCGGTTGTGTTCTTGATTACAACCGAACCAGAGAATACGTACACGTTATCCTTCACCGGGATTCCCGCCTGCTGCAGAGGCATGAACTTGGGGAGCGGTGAAGAGATACGTTTAGCACCCTTCAGGTGGGCGATTTGGGCTAGAATGATGTCATCTAAGGCACGAGGCAAGATCGATGTCGCATACCCCAACGCAATGCCTTCGGCTGGGTTGATCATGGATACAGGAACCAATGGCAAGAAATGGGTCGGTTCATCCACCGTGCCATCATAGTTCTTCTGCATAGGAACAACTTCAATGTCGCGGAAGACCACATCCTTGGTGAATTTGGATACTTCGACGGAGGTGTATCGACTTGCACCGTATGCCTTGGGAGCTAGCAGAGTACCGAACGATCCATGCTTCCTGAACAGAGGAATGTTGTTGCCGTACGGAGCAGCCAGCGTATCGATGGCTCCTTCTGGTGCATCGTGCGGGTGCAGCGGCATTGCGGCACCTGCAAGAGTGGCGCTTTTGTATTTGTGGCCATCACGAGCAATCCACAAAACGCGTCGCGCCCCTGATTTCAGACCGTCAGCTGCTGACGGAATGGCACGCTGTTGCATCACGTATAGAGCGTAACTCCGTCGGCAATCATTGACGTATTGTGAGCCTTGCTTCTTGGTCGTCTTACTCATTTTTGTTCTAGATAGTTGCGAGCTTGAGCACACACGTCACGCAGATTGCGAGGTGCGCTGCCAGTATGTTCAACGCAGATGTTGATGTTCCACGGATTTGCAAGCCATTGGTGAATATGACCGTGCACGTTCACGCTGTTGGCCGGAACACTATCCATCGGATAGTGGGTGAAGTGTAGTTGGTATTCAACACCATCGGGTTCAACAATCGATACAGGAAGGCACAGGTGTCGTTCGTCGAAATCGAGTTCGTACAGCGTGCCGTCGCGATGCATGTCATGGTTGCCGACAATTTGGATTTTGTACCCAGGCAAACTATGCAGAATGTCATTCATAGCATTTACGCTACCAAAACAAACGTCTCCACCAAAGATTACAATGTCTTCCGGCCCAACAACCGCCAGGTAATTTGCAATCATCACCGCATTCATCTCTTCCTTGGAAGCAAAAGGACGCAACGGTGCTGTGTACTTGATGATGTTATTGTGACCAAAATGAGTATCGCTCCACACCCAAACATCCCCGCGAAACGGGTCAATTGACGGTGCGGAACTCTCTTGCTTTACGTATGGAGTGATTGCCTTCCACGCAGCAATGTTCCGCACTTTAGGCGTATCACGCCCGTGATGCACGTCGGGGAGTGTGAGGTCGTCCAGATACCACTTGGTTAGGACTTCTTGGGTAATCTTCATTTGGTAATCCAATTCTTTCTCACGTCAGCATCATTGCCGAACAGTAGTTCGAGCGTCTGACGCATATTCCCATCATCTACGATAGGAATCAACGACTCAGTCTGACCAGATAGGATCATTTCCCAATCTTCAGGAGCCATCGAGCCTAGGCCCTTGTAATAGTCAACGTGATATCCTTTGTACTTGTGTGCAACAGCTTCATAGTCTGCTCGTGATGCGAAGTGAATCCGCTGCTTCCCTTTCGTCAGACAGACATTGGGTGCACAAAGTCGAAACACAATTGGTTCATACGATGCATCAAACATCTCAGGCCAAGATTGGTACAGAGCGCAAACCAATAGAGTAAAAATGTCGTCACCGTCAAAGTCAGCGTCAGTTGCAATTACCACCTGTCCGTAGTTCAGCTCACTCCGTCGAACCGACTTGCCAGGGGTAACGCCAATTGCTGCGAATAGTTCCTTCAGCTTACCCATTGCCAGAATTTGGGCGGGTGTGCAACCCCAAGTGTTGTTGATCTTACCTGTTAGGGCAAATGCGGCTGTAGTGGCCGGATCACGAACTTCACAAATTTGTCCCTTTGCTGACTCACCTTCAGTGATCAGTAGGCGACATTCTAGACGGTTGCGACTTGTCGCATCCAGCAGTCCAGGAATTCGTTGGGACTTACGCTTTTCGTGTTCCTCCTGAGCTTTCTTGTTGGCGCTCTTGTGGTGTCGCTCATTCGCACGTTCTAGTACGGAAGCAAACCAGTCCACGTGCTTTCGAGTGAAAGCTCGCCACTCAGCATCAATCAAGGTGAACATTTCCTTACGCATGTCAGGACCCGTCAGCCGCGTTTTCGCTTGGCTGTCGTATTCAGGATTGCGTACCTTTAGGCTCGCCAACACCAACAGTCCTTGCCGGATATCGTTTCGGGTCACTTCTGACTTTGTCTTCTTTGCGTCCTTTTCTAGGTGCGCAATCACACGATCAAAAAATGCATTGAAGAACTGAGTGTTACATTTACCACCATCAAACAACAGTGAGCTGTTGACCCACGTGTACATCTGCTCATCCTGACTTTGGTGTGCATCTAGGATCACATAAATTTCACCCGTCACGTTTGCAGTGTCCACTTGGAAGCAATACGATTGTTTACCGTCAGCAATTTTGCTGATGATCTCCTGTAGTCCTTTACGGAAGCGATACTTTTCGCCGTTGTACACCACCGTTACGTCGGGGTTTGCCATAGCGATCTCAACAGCGCGATTGCGCATGAGGTCGTCAGGCAAGGCCACATTTTTGAACACCAGAGGATCGAGCTGGAACGTCACTTCCGTTCCTGTTGTCGTTACTGTAGTGTTTGTGATCTTCGGCGGTGAAACTTTGTCCGCGCCGTCGATGAATTTTTGATGGTACTTCTTGCCGTCGCGGTAGATCGTGACCTCAAAATCTGAAGAGCAGTAGTTAGTACATGCCGCACCAACACCGTTCTGGCCAATCACACCAACCATCTTGTCGTCGGAGAAATTTCGGCCTGCCTTCAAGCTACCGAGGGCAACTTCAGGCGTGCGCTTGCCGGTTGCGTGCATATCAATCGGAATGCCACGACCATTATCGCCAACCGAATACCAACCGGTTTCCGGCTTGGCATTGAATGTTAACGTCTTGTTCTTCGACGATAGTTGTGAGAATTCATCCAACGCGTTGTCGACAACTTCACCAATTGCTTTGTACACGGATGGCACAAACTCCACCTCTTTAACGGTGAGCGCGTCACCAGTTAGGATGGGGATATTGTATGTTGTCGGGGACATGCTACCCAGATAGATTTGGGTGCGCAGACGTACGTGTTCTCGGTCGGACAGGGATAGGATGTCCGCACCAGTGTATTTCTTGTCTTTTGCCATCTTAGTACTTTGGTTGCTTTTCTTGTACACGATGATCAACGATTTCGTTGATCATGTCTAATGCTTGCTGGAGCGCATTATACAGCATTAGATAGGATGGAGGCGACGACGGGCCGATAATAGTGGAAAGTGTCGACAGTTTCTGGATAGCTAGCTCTTGCTGCTGATTCAGCTGTTCAAGAGACATTGTGTGCCAAAGATCGGACCGTAACTCGGTTTTTGGATCGGTTCCTGGGGTATATGAGATCGTAGTCATTGTGTTTGGTTTCGTCTAGGTTCTGCTCAAGCTTCAGTGTTGTGGTTCGTCTAATCCGATTTTGGTGTTGAAAGAATGAAGGACCGTGTCCCATCGTTAACTCGTTGAGATGTTCCCACGCGTGAACCATCTCGTGCACCAAAATTGTCAAGAACAGTCTGCGCGAATTCAACCGTGGACAAATTGAGAGACGAACCCTCTTATTAGCCAACGGATAGCACCACGCATACGCCTTTCTGTGTTGGACCAAATCTACCCTCACTGGAGTTGGTAGTTTGCCGTCGAACACGGCAGTATTTAGAACTCTCCACCAATGGGTGACCACAGATGTCGTGAGTGTTATTGGCTCAAAACCTCTTCGCCGAAGATGATCTTTTATTCGCTGGCGCGCTACGTGTTGTTCCATTGCAATACAGTTCCACAAGGGCTTCCGCTATGAAGCCACTATATGTATTGGACATGATCGATTTCTGTGTATACAGCAGTCCGTATCGTCCGACAGCCGCATCAACGTCTTTGCAATCGCCAATGTCGGGGAGTGCAACAGACCAGCCGAGTTCAAGCGCCTGTTTTGCTAGCAAATGACCGTCACCGAATTTGTCTGGAATTACTACCTTGGTGCGGTGCGATCTATTGATCCACCTAATTTGATTGGCGGTCATCTTGTTGCTAAAAACAGCAACACCGTTCATGTGGTAGGCATCAAACCACCCTTCTGTGATGTACAGCGGCTCATCTACATGTTGGTTGATTTCGCGATAGTCTGACAGAATGTTATCGCGCGCCACGTTAGGATTTAGGTACTTCTTCACATGCAAGTCGGTGAGGTCTCGACCTTGCCAGAAGATCACGTTCCCGTCCTTGTAGAACGGAATGATCAACCGACCGTACCACCTGTCGTTGTCAGGGTGCTCTACCTTCCGAACAAGATAGAACGGTTGAGATTTCCAATTCACGTGCCGTGATTGCAGATATTCGATAGCGTATTGAGCCCACTCGTCCGTTGGATCGTCTGTTAGCGGATAGAAGAACGGCAGCAATTGCAGAACTGCTGGCTCCATTGCTGTCAGTTCAACACGCTGCTCGGTTGGCGTAGTGCCGTCTACCCGCTGAACGAGGGAGTTGAACAGTACTGGCTCCCAGTCCACTTTGGGAATGTCAAACGCGTCTAATACAGCCATCATGTCTTTCGGCATGGATTGGTGTTTTGCAGGGTCATATCCCGCACCGTGACCACAATTGAAGCAGTTGTAGCCAACAGCGTCGCCTTCAAACTTGAATCCAGCACGCTTACCCTTCTTACCGTGGTCGTTGCAAACTTTGCATAGCACAGTAAAAAATCCCCGGCCGTTTGCACGAGCGGGGAGTGAAATGTGATTGCGAATCACTTCTTGTAGGGTTGGAGCTTGAATCATTTTCGTATTATCGCTCCACCCCAACTAAAGGTCAAGCCTTCTTCGCAGGGGCTTTCTTCGCAGGGGCTTTCTTTGCGGGTGTCGGTTTTTGACTTTGAGCAATAGCAGCTTCAATTGCGTCAGCAATCGCTTGCTCGGCCTTTTGCAGCTCAGCAGCTTCTTCATTCATCTTTTCCACCATCTTTTCCAGACGGGTACGAATCTCAGGAGACTGCATCCACTTGTCCTCACCGCGAGCGATCCGTTCGTACTCCTCTTCAGTAAGGAAGGGAATGTAGATGTCTTTTGCGAGGGAATTGAACCAGCTAACCGTCGCCTCCAGTTCTGCAACAAGCTCATTACCCTTACCGATCAGGCCACTGTTGAAGTTGTGGAACATCATCATGCAGTGATCATTCACAACCATCTCGTCACCAGCAAGGAAGATCAGTGTTCCGAGGGAGTATGCTACACCCTCTAGCACAGTAACTACCTTAGCTTGGCTGTTTTGGATAGCGTTGATGATTTGGACACCAGTGTCCAAATGTCCGCCTGGTGTGTTCAAATGAATGAAGATCACGTCTGAAGGGCCAGCGGCACTGATTCGATAAATCATGTCCACGTAGTGTTCAGCTTCGCCGATCGTTTTGCTGATGTAGAAATGCGCATGCTGAGCCGTATACGTCTGCTCAAAATGGCGGTAGGGCTTTTTCTCGAGTTCAGCCAGCGGAAACTTGAGTTCCTGCTGTTCCTCGTCGTCTCCAGGTGTATTACGGCGTGCCGCTGCGTACTTGTATTGCATTCTCGTATTCCCTCCATAAGGTGCAGGTATATACGAGCGAAATGTTGGGGCGGAGAAACCCAAATAACGAGAGCACCCGAAGGTGCTCTCGTTATTAGTTTGGTAATAAGGTTAATCACACCTCATGCCGGTATGTTATTAAGCTGCAAGGGCACCTTTTTATCAAGGAGCGGATTACACACAGCAAATGGAAAGAGGTGGATGTTAGTCCACCTCTTTAATCATGTTGGGTTACAAGGTTGATCAGACCCCGTGGAGTTTACGCCGCTAGGCGCATTTCTCCGTAAAATGCATCGTTAGCATTTAGTTGATTTGCTTGATTTACGGTCATCGCCTACCGTGCTGTCCACTTCAATACTCATCGCCCAGTCGAAACCATGACATCCCCATTACAAATCACACCAATTGGTGTGATTTGTGGTGGAGATGGCGGGAGTCGAACCCGCGTCCTGAACTCTTTCTATCCACTTCTGTTCCTACTTTTGTAGGATGTTCACAGCAATACGTCTATTTACTCATATTTTGAGGGAAACGTCAACTGTCACAATCTAGCGATTCTTCGTCGTCGTGATCAATAATGTGTCTTAGTTGTTGCTTACCTATGTTGCGCTCGCGCTTATGGATCGCATGCTTGATCTTTTTGCGAGCCTCACGGACTTCTTTCTTATTGGATTGTGTTTCCACCTGACCCAACAAATCGTACGTCTCCTTCAAGTGCTGAGTTCTTTTGTCTTGTTGCTTCATAATTGGCCTCGTATTGTTCCACAAGGTAACGCACAATGTCACGAAGTTCGCCGCCAGTCAACTCACAAACCTTCATGACTTGTGTATCTTCGGCACCTAAATGATACCGAATGGGATTGATTGAGCCCATATCGTGCCGTTGGGCAATGACGATATTGTCAAAATCAATTTCGTTGTAGCTGTCCCCTTCAGGCACAGTGAAGAACTCACCTTCACCCTCAATGTAGCCATCCTCGTCAATATTGACAGCGACGAGTACTACTGAGGATTCTCCGGGCTCAGAGGGGACACGAATAATGGCTAGATCTGGTTTCATGATTGGTATTCAGTTATGTAGTAAGGATACGTACGTCAGCACGGTTTATGTCTTGATGAATGGACAACCGGCTGCAAGCCAATGCCTCCTCACGAGTTGCGCGGAGAGCATACCATATTCCGTTCTCACGCTTACGAAACCCGGTACCGTGTTGGTATACACCGTCTGCAGCGTTGTAGTATTGAGGCGGGCTAGGAATGCTGTGATGCTTGGTAAGTGTCCATCCTTGATCAGTATCAGCAGTGTTCCACGTAAAGAAAACAGTCACTGTATTTGGGTCAACAACCTCAATGCGATGAGCGGTTTTGTTGGTATGGAAAATGACAGAACCTACGTTGTGACGGGTGTATTTGAGCGAGCCGTTGCGGCTCATTGTAGCTTCTGTATAGCCACCTCTCACAACAACGGACACGTAGTGGAACGGGTGGGTGTGGAGGAACGGGGTGCGATCAGCTGTCTTGATTTCGTGTATGCGAACGCGAAGCCGACCAATGGAGCCCACATGCCAGCGATGCAGATACCCTGGCATGTGGTTGTAAGGTTTGGTGATCTTACGACTTAGTCTTCGCAGCCCAGTCCAAATCCAGGTCTTCGCCATACTCATGATTGATCTTGAGTTTGCTGATAGCGTCCGCAATATCTGGTAGGGTTTTTTCGTCCAAGTCGCCAATGTCATACGAGAGTGTGACGTGCGTTTTGTATTCGGGGAAGTCGTAGGTGGCATCATGCTCGTCCATCAATTCCTTATGGCGATCGTTTAGCTCCTCACATTTGAACTTCATTACCAAGCAGCGCTTTGGTTCTTCGTCACGAAGCTTTCCTTTTGACTCCCACACCTCCAACCCAACAGGAGTACCGATCCAAGCTGGATCAATGTCACCCTGTGGCTCATAATCTGGACAGTGTTTGCGACTGTACAGAACTGTGCAGTGCAGTTTTTCTGCTGGCACACCGTTTGGGATCTCGTTGTTCTCAATATACTTGCGAATGTTGTTGACGGTACTCTCGTCAAACTTCACCGCTGCATATGTACCGGGTTCTGGGCTGTCTTCTTTTTCGAGGAGTTCAAATAGTTTCATTATTCACTTTTCGTTCACACCGGTTCAAATCCAGTGCGGCCCTCTTTCAATGTGTTAGGGATCACGGGTTGTCCATACATCCAGTGTCTGGTTGTATTGACGTGGCCTTTGCGAACGTATTTACCGACCATTTGTTTGAACTGACTGAAGTGGAAAGGCTCGTCAACACGAATGACATAGCCTTCAACCTCGCCTCTGGCGGCTTCGCGTTGCTGCTTCAGGGTGCTATATGATTGCTCAATCTTGGCTCGATCATACTCGCCCCAGTAAATCACCGGGCATGGAGTGACGCCAAGCAGTTCATACCACTGCAGCGTGTCTTGCCAGGTCAGGATGTGATTTGTGTCATCCCACATGGCAAAACCATACGCATATGTTTCGAGGTCAACATATGTAATCGAGTGCTTTGCGTACATATTTTCGACGCTGAGCCTCCAACCTTCTGGAATGTCGTGTTGGAACTGAGAGGCGAACGCACGGATCCAATCACGAGACGGGTGTCCACCAGAAGTGACGGAGCGAGCATGCATGTAATCGTTGTAGATTGACGTGTTTTCACCGTCCAATTTCTCCATCACGACAACCTTTCGGCCTTCGAAGATGGAAACGTCTGGCATCATACGATCGTCATCGTGCATGCCCGGAGACCACGGCAAATGGAAGGTTCGGGGGTATTTGACGTACTTGACAAAATCCCCAATCACGCCACCTTCAGTCAGAACCTTTTGGACGCTCTCGTCGTTAAACAGTTCGCCCCGCAGCCTGCGATTATCGTCAAGGATTACATTACCCCACTTATCGTATACGGTGTCGGTGTACATATGGGGAGGGAGGATTGGTTTGGTGATGCCGGCATATTCCCGAATTTGCTCAACAGTGATCTGAGTTCGTTCACACGCAAGGTGATGCTCGGAACATACGGATGCACCGTTGTTCAAGTGATATCCCTGACAATCACCAAACAACCTTCGCTCAATTATATGATGGGCATCAACCGCTGGTGCCCCACACACAACGCAGCGGTAAGCGTCACGTTGGAATGTATGCTCACGAAACTGATCACGTGTCAGTCGTTGATTGGTGGTGCAGCACGAGCTTGCACCAGCTGATAAATTGCTCATCTGTCATATCTCGTTTCATTACGTTGATCATTTTATGCACCCACTGAACATTGTCAACAGTATACCCTTTTGTTGAATCTATTCTATCTAGTGAGGCAGTGCATTTCTTATTCCAAGCTGTTCCAAATTCAATATCCACCCCGCTTAACGCACATCGTTTTTGTTGGGCTACAAAAATATCCCAACCTTCCTGGGGGGTTAGTTCAAACGGAATATTTCGCTTCGCCGCACCACATTTCCACCCACCCCATCGTGATCCGTATATTTCTTCATACCCTGTAAACGAGGCTTGGCGGCCATTGTTTTGTCGAACTTGATGGAAGGCAGCACATCCTGGGACTCCACAAGTTTTTCTACCGCCGTTGATAATCTTTCTTGTGACATCTTGGACAGGATTCCCACATTCACAACGACCAATGATATTCCATTCATGATACTTGTCATTGTAAATGAAGGCCTCAACAGTAATGGAATTGAACTGTTGACCAACCAAGGATTGGTCTGGAAGTGTCCGCGGGGGATACTTTCGTCTGAGCGGTAATCCTTGTTCACGTAAGTATCGTTTGATTGGTGCTTCTCCGACCTTAAGTTGTTTGCATATTTGTGTGACCGGAACGAGAGTGTTGTACAGCTCGTTGATTAGCTGCTGTTCTTGTTCTGTGAACTGACGTAGTGGTTGCATGTGGTGTTCCGTTCAAGACGTTGAAGGTATTTATGCAACTCCCTTCTGAACTACCAATCATTTGCGTCACTTAAATTCTCTTATTTGAACAGCCGACGTTCAATAATGTGGTGAGCATCAACAGCCGCAGCGCCACAAACAACGCATTTGTGGTGATCGCGGTTGAATACGCTTTCGCGGAAGACGTCTCTGGATAGTAGTATCATGGTAGTTTTCTGGATTTTGTTAAGGATGATACGGTATCACCCAAGGTCAAGCAACTACCAAAGATTACTAGTAATTACAACCGCTTGATATCTGCGCCAACAATAGTGCATTCAAACGTGTCTTCTGACAGCTTCTTGGTCACACGCACGCCATACAGATCAATGTCGTCTGTTTCGATTTTGTCAATTGTGCTGCCAACAGTCGCATTACCTTTGATGTTGACGGTCGTCCAAGAGTGGCCAGTAATCTCACGCGTGCCGTTGGGGTGGATCTTTTCTACTGCGTTGAGAACAGGTTTAGTGAGGATTTCGTAAGTCATTTGCGTCTCCAGACCGTAAAGCGCAAGTCAGGAGCGCTTTCAGCCTTAAACATTTTGTCCATGTTGAAGTGTTTGAGCACATAGTTCACGGGGAAGAACAGATCAGCTTCAACATCCTTGTTTACCACAGTGATGTACGCCGTATCCGCTTTCGCGATTCCCTCACGATATATGCGCTCGCCGCCGATGAAGAACACCATCTTACTGATGTCCTCATCGATGATGTACTTATCAACCTCCCCAATCGAAGTGACTGCCGTTGCATTATCCCGAGGCAGAGGACTGGAGGTAACCACAAAACATCTACGGTTAGGTAGCACACTACTTTGTGCCTTGTCGCCAAGACGTTTGTTGATATCATCGTACGTGGCACGACCCATCACACAGATTTGGTTCGACGTGGTCTGTTGAAACCACTTGAAATCTTCCGGATAATTCCACGGAATTTCCCCATCTTTGGAGAACCCACCTTTCTCGTCAACCGCGACAATTGCAGCGTATTGGCGCCGCGGAGCAGTATTGATCTCGTGCTGCGTCAGTTGAGCAAAGTGTGCTGCTTTCATCGCTTCAATTTCATGAACGCGTTGTTCGGCTCGGTGCTTGAGACGCGCTTCAAGTTCCACACGCACTTGTTCCTTCTGCTCGGGAGGCATCCCGGTAGTAAACTCTTCAAATGCGCGTTTTTGATGGTCACTCATCATCGTCATGGGTTTGCAGATCCTCTACGATAGTTCTACGGCGGCGAGCCGGCGGCATGCGAACTGTGTCTTTGTACAGTTCGTAATATTCGTCAAATTCAGTGTGATCGGTGTTGCGGATGAAGTCCTTGAAGTCCATCAGCTGATCAGATTTTTGATCAGGTGTCAGTTCAGGGAGAGCCCAAATTTCTTGGCGTCGTCCTTCTAGAATGATACTGTACTTACTGCTAACACCATCACCGTGAATCATACGAAATCTTGCTCCATTATTGGGTTCCTGAGACAGGCCATCATGCTGATCCGCGCCTCTTCGTACCGCGGATCGTGATGAAGGATATTCTCCCGCATCTGCGGCGTTAAGTCAAGGAAGTAACGATCAACGGACAGGCCGCACAGACCGCACCCCAGCAGGTGCGCTACAGATAAGAAACGAAATTGTTGCCGTCCAACCTGTACGATATGGCGAACATTCCTAACCACCGGTTGTTTTTCAGCCATTAGCTTTGATGCAAACTGAGCGGCAGCTAATTCTGCTGCTCTTGCGGTTGGTCCAATGTATACGTATTGGTTAGATGGATCGCCAAGATCCACCTCACCCATCAATAGATCAACATATTGAGTTGTTTGTTCATGATTCTTTTTCACGTAATGTGTCATAGCATAGCCTTCAGTTCGTCTTGAGAAATTACAGTAACGCCCAAATCGCGCGCCTTCACTGCTTTCCCAGATGTGCTGTTGGGCTCTGCTGTGACCAGATACGTGGTCTTGCTGCTAACTCCGGTGCTCATCACACCACCCACATCAACGATTTGCGCTTCTAGTTCTTTGGAGCGGAACCCAGTGAACACGAACGACTTACCAGACAGATGGCCTTGTTTCTTCGCAACGAATGCGGCGATCGACACATACTTATCAATCGCGCTAAGGAACTTCAAGAAAGTGGGGTAGCCAGCAACAATCTTCTTGGCCGTCTTGACGTCGAAGCCTTCCACAGCAACGATTGCATTCAGATCGGCACACTTTGCCATATCACCAGCAAATGCTTCTTCCAGTTTCTTCATCTTTCGCACCCCAACGCCGCGTCCGAACGCGGCGCACGATCCCATCAGCACGTGCATCGGGATGTTGGTGAAACGCTCGCGCATGTTGGTGAAAATCTTCTTACCAATTGCCATACTACCGACCAAGCTGCCGATGTCTTCCAGCGTCAGAGGAATGATCTTTTCAGGAGTATCGAACCCCATGTCGAACATTTGGCGCAGATTGCCTTCACCGAGGTGAGGGATGTCAACGGATGAGAAGAAGTCAACCAGACGTTCAAACCGAGCAGTTTCGTTGTTTGCAGCATCAACGGCTACTGCATCGACCCCTGTCTCATTCCAATGCCAATCACCTAGGTTATCCAGTTGAGCGTTAAACCATGTTTCGTATGCTTGTTTGTATTCGGGGGTCATGGGGTTCTCCATAAATAAACGGAATGACATCACTTACCGTGTAGTATACGGTTGAATTTCGAAAAGATCAACAATGAAACGACTAACATTTGACCAATTTGTCCAAAAGAGTAGGCTCATACATGGGGACAAATATCAGTACACGACCTATCATAAGAATTCTGTTAAGACAGAAATAATTTGCCCCAACCACGGATCATTTTGGCAACGACCACTGGATCACATGCGTAGCGATGGTTGTCCAGTGTGTAAGTTTGAACACCTTGCTTCACTAAAGCGTGGAAATGTTGCATCGTTTATTAAGCGTGCTATTAATGTGCACGGAGACGTATACGATTATTCGCAAGTAATATATGTGAACGCTATTACGCCTGTTGAAATAATTTGTCCCAACCACGGATCATTTTGGCAAACTCCTGATAAGCACACTTCAGGCCAAACTCGCTGTCCCAAATGTTCACAACAATCGTCGCATGGAGAGGCTGAGATTGAAAGGTGGTTAGACCAGCACGGTATTCAATACGAACGAGAGAAGCGGTTCGATGATTTGTGTGGTAGTACCCCAAATTCACGGCTGCGGTATGACTTCTTCTTACCAGCTTACAACATGCTGGTAGAGTTTGATGGCGAACAGCACTTTACCCCGGTTCGTACAAAGGGTAAGCTATCAACCGAGCAGGCTGTCGTCAAACATCAACGTACAGTTGAAAACGACGGTAAGAAAACAGCGTATGCGGAGAAGCATGGGTATCAGCTTCTCCGCATACGATATGACCAGGACATCAATTCTCACCTTGCAGCGCGGGTGCGGTTATAGTGGGCGTGATTTCGTTTGAAGTGTTCGACCTTTCGGCATGTATGTGCTTGATGTTAATGAGGGCAATTGGTATGTTGCCATACACACTACCTGTACCGATCCATTCATCCTTCTCATACAACTCCATTTGCATTTCTGGTGTCGGTCGACAACCATCCATCCTAACAGTAACCTTTGCGTCACCCAAGTGTGGTTTTGCTTCCCGAAACCACACTTTAATTTGACAAGCAGGGCTGGTGAGAGGGGGACATTGCCAATACCAGAGCGTATAGTGTCTTTTTCATTTCATATTCTCCAAGGGCATGGGTTCAATGCACCGCAAAATTTGCGGAATGACATCGCCCGCGCGGGTAATTTCAATCTTGGCTCCAGGACCGATGCCGTTGTCCTTGATGAACTTAGCATTAAAGCCAGTCAGGTTGGAAATGGTGACGCCAACCAGATCAACCGGATGAATCTGAACGCGCGGCTTGTAGTAGCCATCCTTCGACACGTTCCACTCAACTTGTCGCACGGTAGCAACAGCAAGGTTTGATGAGTCAGCAACCTTGAACTTGACCGCGTATTCTGGATTCAGCTCATCGGTTGCCAGGCGAGCGCGGGTTGCTGCTGCGTCGATGTCAATCACAATACCGTCAATTTCGTATTCCGTAACAGCCCGACGGTCGTTCAGCAGCTTGGTCAGGCGATCGTCGTTCCAATAGTCGGCTTGACCAATTGAGTATTCAGCAACCTTGAAGCCCCACTTTGCCAATTGTTCAAGTTGGTCAACCTTGGCCATCTTGCTGCCAACAATTTCGTACGCGACCGTATCAATCGCAGTGTACACTTCGGGATGGTTCTCCGACGAATTCATCAAGCCGGAGACCATGTTGCGGGGATTTTTGTAGATTCGGCCACCACGCGCAAACTTGCCGGTATTGATTCGACTAAATGATGCAGGGGAGATGATGTTTTCCGCACGAATCGTCACCGTGTCGCCAGTCAAGTTTGTGATTTGCTTGGGGACATTGTGAATTTTAGAAACGTGCCGTGTGATATCTGCACCCTCTTCGCCGTCGCCGCGTGAATATGCGATTTGCAGCTTGCCGTCAGTGTCGTACACAAGCATTGCGCTTGCACCGTCCAACTTATCGCTGATCACAATCAGATCGGTTGTCAGACCATGTTTGGCAATCCACCTGACGTAATCGCCTTGGTACACTTGATTCAGTGAGCCCATCTTGTATGGCAGCTTGATTTTTCCACCACGAACTGCACTACCAATGCCAGTGAAGTAGGCATCAGCAGGACTGGTCTTCTGAGCGTACTGCTTCAGAGCGTCGTACTGGTTATCTTCCATCAAAGGCTCTTGATCATTGAAGAACGCGTCATCCGCTGCTTTGAGCAACTCAATAACCGTGGCAATTTCAACGTCTTCGTATGAGCCGAAAACGAACATTTCTTCAACAAGGCGCTTATGATCAGTAGACATGGGTTCTCCAAACGAAAAGAGGACGGATGCTGAATTATCCGTCCTCTTCGTGGATATGTCAACGCTTACACTGCGACGTCCATAGTGATCGTTGGGTGTGATTGATAACCTTCAATAACAAAGTCTTCATATTTGAAGTCATCGATGTCAGAGACAGGTCGGGTGAACTTGAACTTTGGAGGATCGTACGAATCCAACAGGAGTTGGCCACGCAGTTTGTCCACATGATTTTCGTAGATGTGAACATCGCCGCCATTCCACACAAAGTCTCCAGGGACCATGTTTGCAACTTCACACAACATTCGCAGTAAGATGCTGTATTGGACGATGTTGAACGGCACACCGAGACCCACGTCACATGAGCGCTGATTCAACATCAAAGACAACTCATACCGCGGAATGTTGGCATCATCGAGCCAGGCAGACACATCTGACTCATTATCCAGAACGTCGTTGAGGCTGTATGTCTTACCAGCAATCTTCATCCGCTCCACTTCTGTTAGAGGACGAGCGTAACATTGGAATGTGTAGTGACACGGAGGTAGAGCTTGGTTGCCCATAGCCACATTCTGATCAAACGACAGTGATGTATCAGGTAGAACTGAGGGATTCCAGCCAGTCACAATCATCCGACGATCTTCTGGGTTGGTGCGTAGGAGATGAACCAGTCGACCAATTTGATCAATTGGTTGTTCATCGACATAGAACAGAGGTTCATCCGCTGGATTATCAAACTCTGTGATCACGTAATTGGGCCAGCTGCGCCACATAACACCATACACTGGACCGAGCTGACCGGACTTATCAGCCCACTCATCCCAGATCGTGACATTGTGCTCCTTGAGATAGCTGATGTCACCAGTGCCCATCATATACCACAAGATTTCACGAACGATACCGCGGGTGAACATCTTCTTTGTGGTCAGCATTGGGATAGTGCCGTCTCGCAGATTGAACCGCATTTGGTATCCAAAAACCGAACGGGCGGGTTTACCTGTCCGGTTTTGTTTAACAATGCCGTTATCTAAGACGTACTGTACCAAATCGTGGTATTGCTTATCGTGTTTATTTAGAGTCATTTTTCACTACAAAGAGTACGTCGTCCCGTACCCACTTTTTCCAGGTTCCGACGATCGTGTCCACAGGCGTAACCTCGTGGACAATATCAACACGCTTACTGGGGAGGGTATTGGTGGCGGTCCTCCCCGTCTTGCGCACCTCTACGTTGTCGTAGACGTATGTTACTTCACTCATTCTGCCACCTTATCGATGTACACGTGTTGTTCAATATATGCCCGGTCTTGGGAGAAGATCGGGATGTTCTTATCAACCCCGTCGCGGGTCACGCATGTACCCCGTCGCATCCACGTTGGCAAATCATTCCAGTTGGCGCTGTGTTCGGCCATCAGCATATCTTGAACTTCACTGTTGCTCTTGCCGTGCATTTGCTTGGAAGAGAAGAAGTGACGACCATACATCTGCACACTGTTCCTGGACGCGTCGTTTTGGCGCCACAAGAAGTAATTGGCAACTTCTTCTTTGGGGAGGTTATACGCTCGGCTATCAAATTTAGCCATATCTTTCATAGACATTGGAGTGCGAACTTCACCAAACTTGAAGTTGAAAGCTGCGGTGGCTTCAGCGGCTGATACCGATACAATCTTCTGTAAGTTGTTGTCAAACCAAGCTTCCGTCTCAAATGTATCCCAGTCACGCAGAAGTAGTGAGATTTCATCACTCTGTGTATAGCCGAGGACACATCCTTGCATGGTGTCAACAAGGTGTTGTGTGGTGAATGTCATCACTTCATTCATGATCACGCTGAAAGGTGTCTTGTCGAGTGAGACATCATATTTTGATAGGCACTTGGTCCAGGTGTGGAACGCTTTGCCGTCAATGCGCACGATTACGGGCGTGCGCTTCATCAGATCACTTTGCGTGACCGATTCGTACCGCTTCATGCGGTCGCCCAAACTGTCTTTGGTTGTCATGGTAGGGTAATCCTTAGTTGAAATTACCCTACCATTTTACTCTAGGTCAACAATTACCTCAACCAGCTAAAGCATTCATTTCTTCAGCCGCGATGATCCACGATTTCACAAAATCACTACGAATGATGTCGTGCTGCGTGAATGTTACGTTTGTAAATGCACCCATGCGGTCCGTAACTTTCATCATCATTTCCATACCGCTAACTTCACCCTTCTTACGAAGGTCGGTTTGGGGCAGGTCTCCTGCAAGAATGATGCGAGAATTGCGTCCCAGGCGAGTCATGATGGTGTTAATCTCATGGAACGTCATTGATTGAACTTCGTCCACCACAATCACCGCATCATCCCAAGTAAGACCGCGAATGAAAGACGTGGTTTGGAAATCAACCATGTTGCTTTCCTTCATGTCTTGGTATGTTGTCGAGCGACCCATCAGTTCGTGGAAGATGTCCTTGTAAGGCATTTCATACAGGGCTGCCTTTTCTTCAAGTGTACCTGGCATGAAGCCGAGGTCGCGGGTAGGTACGGCGGATCGAACAAGAATGATCTTCTTGCATTCGGATTCTGGGTTCAACACTTCCTGCAATGCCAGATAGATTGCCAAGAATGTCTTACCAGTGCCGGCAGAACCTGATGCTACGATGTTTTGTCCCTCCATGAAATCGTAGATCATTTCGCGCTGTGCTGGTGTAAGTGGCTTGATGTCGTGGAGATCGTGACGAGACCAGTGCTTGCGCTTCGTCGGACCTTCTGTGACTGCTCGTCCGTTAGCGAGCAGTGCTTGTTCTAGTTGATATACGTTATTGCGAACTGATGCTTTAAGGGCACGTTTACGGGACATAGGTCAAGCCTCCTAAGTGAATAGGTGTTGTTTAGGTTGGTGGGGATTGCGCGGAGAACTCCGCAGAGGAACTTGAACGGGAAAAGAAAAAGAGACAGTGTGTGATATGCATCATTTTCCTAACCGGTGATAGGGTAGGTAAAGATATTTATCACACACTGTCTCCAAACGAAAAAAATGTGAGTTCACCGCGGTTTACGTGGTGGTTTCGCGGGATCTTTGAACCAGTTGTCGATTGCGCCAATCGTATACAGGTTTGTGAATCCGTACTGCTCCAAGTAGCCTAAAACTGTGTTGACGGTTGTGTCAGTATCAGTCACGCCGAAAGCAATGATTCGTGTTGCTTTCGGGTGTTTAAGCATTTGAGCAAGTTGGTGTGTTGCTAGATTTACAGCACCAGGGATAGTACCGTCACGAAAGTGGACGGGTGTCCGAGCATCCAACAGGACAGCCCCCTTAGCTAGGAGCTGTTTTGCCTTTGCGACGCTGATGCGTTGTCCTGTTGTATTCATATCATGTCCTTAGAATCCCTCAGCGTCTGCGTCAGGCACATTACCAGCATTCAGGCGCTCCTCTAGTAGGTTACGCTCGGCGTCAATGTCGCGATCAATCGTCGCTTCAGCGCTGAACTTGCTCCCCTTGTTGCGCGAACGCAACTTGGCGATATTTACTTCTTGAATTTGCTCCCAATCACCACCCAAGGCGTCGACGGCGATTGCGTGGTACCAGTTCAAATCACCCAACTCTTCCAGAATGTTGATGCCATCAATCTCTGTGTCTTCGGTGATTGCTGTGTGCAGGGCTTCCAACAGTTCTACAGCCTCAGTGGCCAGACCAATGATGGCATGAGCCACACGTGGGTTGATTTTCTGCAGTGTACGGACGGGGGATGGGCCAGCAGAGTCACCAGGGAAAGTACCAGCTGATGCAAGCGGAGCTGCTCGGCGGAGTGCTTGAGCGTTGAGGGCGAGGCGATCCTGACGCGCGGATGCTTTCTTAGGGTCCGTTGGCAGACCGTAGAATGTGTCTTTCTTGATTACGTCCAGCAGGTTACCTGCTGCGATCGTTGCTTCAAGCACATAGGTCAGGTGTTGAACGTCGGTAGTAACGTTGTCGATGACGCTCTCTGTTTCGATAGCTTTGGAGATGTAGTCTTGTAGGTTCATGGGATTGTATCCTCTTATGGTTGTGTGGATACAATCCCAGTTTATTTGGGGGTTGTCAACTGTCGAATACGGTTTCAACGATTGTGTTGATGGTTTCTTGGTGCAGTAGCACTTCGAAATGATTAGTGCCAATCTCCACATGATTAGCATACCACACCGCTCGTTGACTGGCAAGACTGACAACACCGTCTGTCTGACCAATGCCGGGATACGTGCGACCGTTGGTGGCGATGATGCTGGTGATGCGATCGAAGTCAATTCGGTCAGCTGACCGAATTGTTTGGTATACAGGATGGTTTGGATGAACGTTGGCTAGTACCGGAGAGAAGTGAGATGCAAACGGAACACGAGACACCTCACACCCACCAAGAGGAGAAGCGATTGTGGTAATCGATTCAACGTTGTCACTGCGAAGGGCAGCGAATAGAGAGATCACGCCACCAAGACTGTGGCCAACCAAATGAACCTTTTCGGGATAGGTCGTCAGTAGAGTTTGCAAGCGATCACACGTCTCGAGCAACGGAGCTGTTGCATCATATGCAAACAGGTCTTCGTTGTGGTCAGGCAGACTGTTAATGATGTGTTCAAAACTGAGCGGAGTCATGTAGGCTCCGTGAACGTATACGATTGTAGGTTTCATGGCAATGAAGAAAGGGCCCGGAGGCCCTTTCTGTTAGTTGAGTTTGATTGGGTGCAGGATTCGACTGTCCTTTGTCACTCGACTTTTCAGAAATTCCATCTGATCCGCAAGGATGTTGCGGTTCATCAGGATCAGGTATTCTGATCGGTTCGGAGCGTACGGCAGATACAGAAGCTTCATGCCAGCTTGTTCCAGCGTGCGGTCATCCTTCAGTTTGTTGCAGCCGCCACATGCAGTGACAACGTTAGTCCAGACGTCCGGGCCACCACGAGAGCGCGCCACAATGTGGTCACGGGTCAAGTGGTCATGACCGAATTCGTTACCGCAGTATGCGCAAATGTGTTGGTCACGTCTGAACAGGGCTCGATTGGTAAGAGTGGGAATGCGAAAGCGACCCTTATCACCAATCTCACCCTTGACTGCAATGATCGTGTTCAGATCCATTGATGATTGTTCACCCGTTAGGGCGTTTTCACCACCATAAATCGTGAACTCATCCTCTCCATAGACCCATGCGATGAGGTCTTTTGCCTTGTAGTAGGCAGCATCCTCATATGTCATCCAACGGCATGGATTGCCTGCGACGTCAAGTTGTAGAATCAGCGGGTGTTCTCTCGCCATGATAATCTCCAGAAATTGTGGGGGATTCCCACAATTTATTTATCGTGGGAATTTCATCACTATAACAGAGGGGTTGAGGTAAGTCAACCCCTCTCCGCCGGTAGATTAGGTGTGCAAGCTAAACCGCTCAAGCGGTTTGCGCTGATCACCAATCAGAGGTTGGGTACAGATAGCGGTGTATCCGAGGTTGTTATCAGGCTCGAAGAACATTTGGTACTGAATGTTCGACCTCTCAAGGAACAAGGCCTGCTTCTCAAGCTCTGCCTGTGATGAGGAGCGCAGGCAGATAAGATGAGAATGTTCACCAAATCGCTCACCGGCTTCGTGGGCTGCGTGTGCTGCCTGCACAATTTGCTGTGCAGGCGTCAGGTCGCCACGAATGAACAAATAGGTATATTGAGTCATTACATTTCCTTCGTGAGGTAGATGGAAATGTCAGTCTCAATGGCCTGAACTTGCTCGGTGGTAAGCTCAACACCAAACACAGAAGGCGTTTGGTATGCACGCTTCCAGTGGCGGCAGCCGTATGTCACTTCGTTCAGGGCATCACAAAGTGAACGAGAGGGATTTTGCCCGTTTGCTAGTTTGGTGTTGTTGGTAATCTTGGAGAAACCGCGGCCGAGGGGGAGTCCTCGGATCCAGTTGTAGATTACGTGGTCTTTGGCAGAGCCGTGGATCTTTTTGTGTGCCTTGCACAGGGCATGGAACTGGTCGATGGTCAGATGTGTGTTTGTCGGCGTCATGATGTATCCTTAGGAAAATGGTTAAAAGTTGCAAGAGACAAAGATAACCATACCCTCGGAGGGCCAACATTACGAATCAAAACCTACAGTGCCATGATTTGCTCCAGTTAGACATGCGTTATTGCATGGATGTCAGTATATATGACGGTTTTTCTAAAGTCAACTGTCCCACTCAGCGTATTGGGTAATCATAGGGGGAGACGTTGTGTTGGTGAGTTCCCACAGGGCTTCATACTCAACGCCATCAATGACGTACGTCAACGATGCACAATGAAGAGAAAGACCGTCACGAACGGGTTCAATTTGTCGCGCTTGGATCATTTCCCACACAACTGCTGATTGCTCAGCAGTTAGTTGCGTCATCTTTCTTGGGAACGCCTTCTTGAGGAAGTTGATAGCTTCCTCACGCGTTAGATTCGGTATCTCCTTGGTCATGATTGTGCAATCTCGCTAACTGACGTTCCGTTGTGCACCCGCTTGATCGTCTCTGCGAGCAAAGACGCTACGCTGATTTGACGAACCTTTTCAAAACCAACAAACGAGTCAGTGAGAGGGATGGAATCTGTGACAACCAGTTCTTCAAGCTTGGATTCAGCCAAGTTCGTCAACGCCTTGCCAGACAGCACGCCGTGAGATGCGTACGCTACAACACGCCGTGCACCACCACGATCAATCAGCGCGTTCGCTGCTTTGGCAAGCGTACCGGCGGTATCCACCATGTCGTCGATCATAATGCAGGTACGATCTTCAACATTGCCAATGATGTTCATCACTTCAGATTCATTTGCCCGTTCACGTCGCTTGTCAACGATCGCAAGTTCCATGTTATTCAGCTGGCTGGCCGTAGCACGAGCTCGCGCCACACCACCAACGTCAGGTGACACAATAATCGGATTTTCCGTACGCCACCTGTGGTAGATGTCACTAACGAACAGTGATTGTGCACCCATGTTATCAACCGGAATTGTGAAGAACCCCTGGATTTGGGTTGCGTGCAAGTCGATTGTGACAACATGATCAATGCCGACACCTTCCAGCATGTGCGCCACAACGCTGGCGGAGATTGGGACGCGAGAGTATCCGGGACGGCGGTCTTGCCGAGCATACCCAAAGTACGGAATCACCGCGACAATCTTTTGAACGGACGACCGGCGCAGCGCATCCGCAATCAGCATCGTCTCCATGAGGGTGTCGTTGGCGGGTGCGCATGTTGGTTGAACGATGAATGCTGTACAGCCACGAACGTTGTCTTTCAGCTCTACGCGGATTTCTCCGTCGCTGAACCGCTCAACGTCTACACGCTCAAGGCCAATGTTGAGTTTTTGTGCAATTGCTTGCGCCAATTTACGGTTTGCTGTTCCTGCAAACAATTTGATCTCACCGTTCATGGGGGATCTCCTCAAATAAAGAGGAATAATACTAAATAACACCACAATAATCAACTTAGGGTAAAGGACCTAATGCATGCCAAATCCGTCATATGTCAAGTCCATGAATGTTAACTTCAGCGATAGGAAACAAGATGTAGTACAAATTGTGTCATCGCCAAACATTGTTGCACTTTGGTATTCGATGAGTGATGCTGATAGGGCCAATCTTGCAACATTGGCTACAGCCAACGGAGGTTCTCTACCACTACCGTCAATGGCGCTCGCACATTCAACCCTAATGCCGAACGGAATGAGTTGGTGGCAGACGTATCAAGGTATGTGCAAAACCATTCCCGCAAGCCTCAAGTCGTCTGTTGGATCAGCCGCTGATGGAATGAGTTCGGCTGATGTTTCTAAAATCCAGTCGTTGGTGTCAGGGGATGAATTTCGTGAGTACCCGCTGAGACAGTACGGTGATGCGCGCAGGGCCACCCGCTTTAAGGCCGCGGGCGCCATGGACATCATTTCGACCGAGCTGCGCATCACCGGCTACACGTTCACCGACTCGGACGTCGGCAAGACCGCGGCGATCAAGGGCCCCGGCGTTGGCTCCCCAACCTCAGACTTTGCTGTCGTCGCCAATGACGGCGTGCTGATCGGCACCATCCTGTCGGTCAGTGGTGGCAAGGCATACCTGTCGGTGGCGGCCACCCAGACGGCATCCAACTGCGAAGTGATCTTCGGGTGGCCGTGCGACGACGCGTTCGTGGCCGCCGTGGCCAAGTGCCGTGCCGACTACGTAGCCGACGGCGTGCCGGGCAAGGTCATCATTCCCGGTGGTGACTACATGGTCACTGGCCGCCTGCCGGTCAGTTCGGGCGTGTCGATGGGAGGCTGCCGACGCGACGGCACGAGTGTCTACGTGTGCAAGGTCGTCGCCAACGCCGACGACTCGAACACGGCGCCCTGGATTGCTCGCGAAAGCTCCTTTGCAGTCGGCGGGTACTACGACTGCGTGTGCCTGGAGAATTTCAGCCTGATCGGCACCTTCTTCGCATCCAGCGGGCCCTACGGCAGCGACATGAAGATGATCTCGATGGATGGCACGAACCAGTCGTTTGTGCGGCACATGCGGATCGTGGACAACCCGAGCACGGCGCTGGGCTACGATAAGTCCATCGCCTGCGAGCTGGCCCACAACCTCATCATCCGCCCCGCACGGCTGGCAAGGCCCAGCACCAGCGGCAACTCGGGCGGCGCGGGCGGCTCCGGCATCGGTATCGCGGTCGGCGATACCGAGCTGTCGATGCACGTCCACCACAACACCATCATCGGCACACTGGCGGCGGGCATGGGCAACTTGGCCGCAGGCGCGGTCGGCCGCAGCGGTATCAACATCGAGGCGTCAGCCGAGACGCCTAACCCGCCCGCATTCGGCGGTTCCGGCCTCATCATCGAAGCCAACATCGTCCGCGGCTTCTTCAACGGCGTCGTGGACAGCGGCGCGCAGGGTACGCGCATCGTTCACAACGTCATCAGCCAGTGCGTCCACGGGATCAAGGCGGGCAGCAACGGGGTGACATACGGCCGCGTAGCGCGCGACACGCTGATCGCACACAACGATATCAGCAACTTGTTCACCTGGAATGCCCAGTACAGCGCGGGCATCATGGTCAACAGCGCCGTTGGCGCGACTGCCAACGGTCAGTCTGGTATCGCGCTCGCCTATGGTCGCTCGCGCGTGCTGGACAACACCATCCGCGCCGCCGCTGGCGGGTACGGAATCGCGCTGATCGTCAACGCGGGAAAGCCGCTGCTCGGACTTACGGTGCGCGGCAACCTGGTGTCCGACTGCGACCTGTCGGGCATCCGGTTGTTCGGTGGGTTCATCGACTTGGAGCTTACTGACAACATGATGATCTCCAACGGCCGCGCTGCCACCGCGGGGAACAAGGCTCCGATCCGGTTCGATACCGGCACCACCTGGGTGGGCGGCAAGTACTCGGGCAATCACTACCTGGACCCCGAGTCGAGCCCGACGCAGGACGCGGCGCCGACCGTCAACAACGCAACGCTCACGAACGTGTGGGCAGCCGAAAAGGTGTTGGCGCTCGCCAGCAACGCGGTCGCCAACTTGCCGGCCGCTTCGGCTGCGTACAAGGGATTCCGCGCGACCGTGACGGATGCGTCCACGGCGTACACGTCGGCCAACGTTGGCGTCACGGTCGCGGCCGGCGGCGCCAACACCGCGCCTGTGTTCTGCAACGGCACCAACTGGGTGATCGGCTGATTCCCATCCCCCGCCAGTAGATATTGAAAAGAAACGCTAACTAACACAAGGAGATTGTGCATGGCTTATACAAACGAAGACTATAAACGCGTTGCAGAACAACTAAAGTGCGAACCAGCAGCGGTTGCCGCAGTTGCTGCCGTGGAATCTGCTGGCAGTGGTTTTGATCCCGAGGGATTTCCAAAGACCCTATTCGAAGGACATTGGTTCTACAAGCTAACAAACGGTAAGTATGCTCAATCTCATCCCGATCTGTGCTATCCGAAGTGGACCAAGCAGTTCTACGGAAAGACCTGGCGTGAGGAGAAGGATCGTCTTAATCGAGCGATTGCTCTAGATAGGAATGCGGCATTGATGTCTGCGTCGTGGGGTTCGTTCCAAATCATGGGATACAACTTCGCTAAGTGTGGGTACAAAACCGTGCAGCAGTTCGTTAATGATATGTGTAAGGGCGACGGTGCTCAACTTGATGCGTTTGCAGAGTTTGTTCACGAATCCGGAATGGCTGACGAGCTTCAAGATAAGCGGTGGGCTGATTTTGCGCGCCTGTATAATGGCCCTGGATACGCACAAAACAGCTACGATAAGAAGCTAGCGGCAGCATATGCAAAAGCCCTACAAACCCTAGGTTGACTTAACGCATTCTGATAACGTATAATCGCCTCCATCAATCCAATTTGGGTTAATGGAGGCGATTTTGTTTCTAGACGTTTCATCTATAACTGACTGGCGGTCCGCAACAAAGACTCGCCCCATTGTGGCTAAGCACGTCACAGCTCTCACCACAGATCAGCGTTTGCTTTCACAGCTGCTGATTGGTACGTTGGAAGGGCGTGAGCCTATCGACGCACATAATGTGATCTGTGTTGGTGAGCATGGTGATGCTTGGCAATCTACTCCAAAGAAGTTGCTGGCAAAGTACAGCATTTCTAGTATTGACCAGGATGGGTGGTTGGTATGCGACCCCAAACCCGACAACGCTGTTGATTGTTTTGAGGTCACGTCTGATCACATTGACGGCGATCAATTCTACGTAGTTGGTTTGTGGGGTGAGACGTTGCCGGATGGTACAAAGAACGTACAAACCGGTCTTCGAGGCGATATCGTCTGTCGAAGCCAAACCGACCAATCAGACATCTGGATTGTTCGTCGAAAATTGTTCAATTCAACATACGAAATCAGAGGATAACATGAAAATCCGTACAACGAGTGATGAAATTATGCAAGACGCCAGCCTTTTGCCGTTCGTTGAGTGCCTTTAATGAGGGCTGTAATCATAGGACGAGGGACGTTGTGCGTTGTATGAAAGTCCTGTCTCGTTCCCACAAAAGTCTCACCTAATATATGTTGGAAGGTCAGCACTTCTGGATTGAAGTTAGGGTTGGCTGTCCCTACGCCGGAGCGAGATCGGCGAATGCGTTTCATATCTTCCGAACGTGTTTGTCGCAGAATAGCTGCCAATGCTTCACCGTGTCGCTCTTCGTATGATTTTCCGGTATACCGGTCTTTTGCACCCTGGGATAAGCGTTGACGTACTTCTGAGGTATGTGTCTTACCCCACATGCCGTTGGAAGTTCCATGCAGGATTGGTCCTCTATCACCACCCAGTGTCATATTGTATCCAATGTATCGCTTGTGCGTTCCATTTTCCAATATGAATCTCTCCTCCGCCCACCAAGCGTCTTGTTCTGTGTATGCTACGAATAACACTTCCGATGTCCAGTTGCGTGCTCCATGTTTTCGTATGGCTCGGTGAAAAGGTGTTTTTGACCCACCATTCGCCGCGCTGATATGTTGGGAGAAACGCTCTTGCATGGTGTGTTTAGTGTAACCAACATATGACTTGCCGTTGACTGTATTTGTGTGTTTGTAGATAGTGAACATTCAATGTCTCCGTTATCTATTTATGAAAGATCAATATGAAGTTGAGGATTTGTTCAGATTTACACCTTGAATTTGCTGACTATGAAGTTCCAGCTCTCGAAGGAGACAAGGAGACGGTGTTGGTGCTTGCTGGTGACATCGGCCTCGTGCACAAAAAGAGCAACATGACGGAGCGGTATATTCCGTTTCTGGCGCGGGCGAGTGCTCAGTTTCGTAAGGTGGTGATGATTGTTGGTAATCACGAACATTACCACGGATCGTTCAAGAAGACTCACGCCCTGCTGCGAGCTGCCATCGAGGCAGCTGGATTGCAGAATGTGGCTTTGCTGGAAAAGTCGTCCTGTGTGGTGGATGATGTTGCGTTCATTGGATCCACTTTGTGGACTGAATGTGACAATCAGAGTCCGTATGCAAACATGCTGTTTCGTGGGATGAATGATAGTCGTCTTATCCGCACAGGCATCAACGACCCATACGAGCGAGCGTTTAGTGCTACCGCGTCATGGGTGGATTTTTCGAAGGCTGTGATGTATACAATGGATGAGCTTGCTAAGCAGCGAGCTGATGGCAAGAAGACGGTTGTGGTTACTCACCACGCTCCGTCACATCTGTCGATCCATCATTTGTACGTTGGGTCACCCATGAATATGTTCTATGCATCCGATTTGTCAAATTACATTCGAGAGGCGAAGCCTAATTTGTGGATCCATGGTCATACCCACCACCAGTTTGATTATGCCCTATACGACACTCGTGTGGTTGCGAATCCTCGCGGATATCACGGACACGAGGACACGTCAGGGTTTAACGAAACTTTGGTGATCGAAGTATGAGGATTGTTGTCACAGGCAACATGGGGTGTGGCAAGAGCACATTCGTCAAACTGATGAGTGAGTGTTTGCCACACTATACTGTGTTTGATTTTGATGCTGCAGTTCATTCACTGTATGAGGATGAGGACATCCAGCTGAAGTTGGATGAGGCGTTCGGTACGCACATTCGTCAAGAAGTTAGAGAGCAGGTATTTGCTGATCCGCATAAAATGCGACAGCTTGCCAACATTACCAACCAAAAGCTGTTGCTCCGTACCCTATCCGCCGCGGAGCATGAGAACAGGATTTTGGATATTCCCCTGTACTTTGAATACTATGCTCGTTCCATTAAGCAATACACCCACATAGACAAGGTGATCTGTGTCACAGCATCACCCGAAATCCAACGGGCTCGCATCAAGGTTCGGAACGGACATTCTGACAGCATGATCGACGCGATTTTGTCGAAGCAGATGGATCCGGTACACAAAGCGAAACTGAGTGATGTTGAGTTTATCAATAATTTCAGTACAGTAGATGAAATGAGAAATGCTGTTCGGCATTTCGTTACACAGGAGATTTTGTAATGCGGCGTGGTATGATTGCTGGGTCATTTGATCCAATTACACACGGACATACATGGATGATTGAGCAAGCTGCACAGCTTGTCGACAAGCTGTATGTTGTTGTCGGTAACAATCCCGCCAAAAAGTACATGTTCAATGCTAACGACCGAATGGACATGGTCAATAATGTGTGTGACCGGGTTTGTGGAGTTGGGTATACCGCTCTGTACTTGCCGCATGACCAGTTGCTGATCGACATGGCGAAGGAGCATCAGTGCGATATCCTTATCCGCGGCATCCGCAATAATGAAGACTACAACTATGAAGCTCAACTACGGTTGATCAACCGTAGGATTTCTCCTGAGATTGAGACGATCTTTCTGATGCCTCCTAGAGAGCTGTCGGATGTAAGTTCCTCAGCGGTGAAGGGATTGGTTGGTTGTGGTAACTGGCGGCAGATTGTGTCCGAATATGTTGATCCTTACGTGATGACGTATTTGGAATCAATCCCCAAATAAAACGGAGAATTTAAGGTGACATTCCAAACCATCAAAGTTGAAAAGCTTGAGCCGCATACGTTCAATTCATGGACCGACGGAGCGAAAGTGCTTCTGGCCACTCGAGCGTGCATGGATGTACCTTACCGACCACTCGGACTACCCTCTGTTTGGGCAAGAGCTGAGCGGTTACTTGAAGAGATTGGTAACTGGCCGGCTATTACAACATTCTACGTGTATGCTGATCTTGGCGAATTTCTACCAATGGTGTACGCATACCCGGATCGAGATTTGCGGTTGCTGATTGATTGACGAGCAACGATAGATACTAAAGCCTGCCAACGAAGTAGGCCGCTGAAACAACACAGCGTAATAACTAGAAACATCAGGAGTGCATGCCTTTTCTGCCTCCGGAGTGGGAACAGAGACTGTGGAGCCAGTCTAACGAGCCTTTGGCTATAGAAGCCATAAAGTTGACCACCTTGGGAGTAATGGCTCCTTTTTTACCAAAACAGTAAGCCTGTGTTCTCAGGCCGCGAGGTATCTTCCAAATCAGCTGCGTTAATGCGGGGGCAGGGGATGATTAAAGAGCCCGGCTTGTATTAACCGAGTATGACAGCTTCCGAACTATGGCAACGTTATGAACGTAGTGAGTAACGTGCTGATAGTTCGCCGCCTGTAAAGGCGGTCTCTCTATGATGCCGGCATGGATCTGCGTGTTGATTTCCGTTAACGGTTAAACTACTATATACGCATGTGATGGATAGACCGTCACATATCAAATCAATTTGAAGGAGTTTCAAATGTCCCAAAAGCCCTATGACCTGATTGTCTTTATCGGTCGTTTTCAACCCGTCCATACCGGACACATCAACGTAATCCAAACCGCACTTTCCATGGCAGAAGATGTTGTTGTCCTTGTTGGCAGCAGCAACCAACCCCGTACCAGCAAGAATCCGTGGCTGTTTCATGAACGTGAAGCCATGATCTACGGGGGCCTGGATGAAGCTGATCGTTGCCGCACTGAGGTGAAGCCGCTGCACGACCAGAAGTACAACGATCAAGCTTGGGCATCAGAAGTCCAACGTCTCGTGGACGAAGCCGCTGCGCAGATTAGCAGCACTCGCTCCCTCAAGATCGCCCTGATCGGCCACAACAAGGATGAATCGTCGTACTACCTGAAGATGTTCCCGCAGTGGAAGCTGATCGATCACGAGATGAACGAGAACATCAATGCTACCGACCTGCGTGAAATCATGTTTGAAGGCAAGAGCCTGAAGTTCCTGTCTGGCGTTCTCCCTCAATCAGTCTTGGTTGAGCTGGAGCGGTTCACTTACACGGAAGACTTCAAGCTGCTCCAACGCGAATACAACATGATCAAGTCGTACAAGAAGGCATGGGAAGCTGCTCCATACGCCCCCATCTTCGTTACGGTTGATGCTGTGGTTGTTCAATCTGGCCACATTCTGTTGGTTGAACGCGATGCCGCTCCTGGTGAGGGTCTGTTTGCAATGCCTGGTGGATTCCTCAACCAGGACGAATGGATCGAGGACGGTGTGTTGCGTGAACTCCGTGAGGAGACCAAGCTGCGGGTGCCTACTCCAGTCCTAAAGGGAAGCATCAAGTACCGGGGCGTGTTTGACCGCCCTGACCGCTCCTTGCGTGGCCGCACGATCACCCACGCGTACCTGATTGAGTTGCCGCCTGGTGAGCTCCCCACAGTGAAAGGGAGCGACGATGCACGCAGCGCCTTCTGGCTCCCGATCAGTGAGCTGTCTGAGTCGCAAATGTTTGAGGATCACTACCACGTGATCAAGGCCCTGCTCGGCAAGCTGTAATCAGCTGTTGAAAACCCCACCGTCATTGAGTATGGTGGGGTTTTCCTGTTTTCGGAGACACACATGATTGACCTAGACCACCTCATCAACACTGTTACGGTTGTTGACCATGCTGTGGGGGATATTGTGTATACCATGTACGGTCACGATTACGCCAAGACAACCCCCTATACAGCCAAGGTGGTCAGTGTAGTTGACAATGAGACTTCGCAAGGCCTCGGTGTGCATTATGTGTTGCATGTTGACACTCATGTGGGGGACTATCTTGACCTAAAGTCCGCCAACCGAGTATGGAAAACGCGTGAGGAGTGGGAGGTTGCACGAAAGTTGTCGATCCGCAAAATCCAAGAATTCAATGAGCGGATCAATGCCGCCAAAAGGAAGCTGAATGAACCCAACAAATAAACATACACGGCCGTGGGCTGACAACAAGAAGTTGAAGGTAATCAACTTCTTTGGTGGCCCTGGCACAGGAAAGTCAACGTGCGCTGCTGATCTGTACTCCCTGATGAAAAAGCGGGGGTACAAGGTTGAACTGATTCACGAGATTGCAAAAGACTTCGTGTGGGAGCGATGGGATCACATCTTCCGTGAACAAGATTACATCTTTGCTCATCAACACCGTTTACAACGCCGACTGGTTGGTCACGATATTGACTATGTGATTGTTGATAGCTCATTGATCCTTGGGTTGTTCTACATGCCTGACGACTTTCCGCCGTCATTCAAGCAATTCATACAAGATGTGTACAACAGCTACTCAAACATCAATATCTACCTGTTGCGTAGTGATGCGTTTGAGTACGTGCAAGAAGGTCGCAATCAGACTGAGGAAGAGGCAAAAGAGATTGATCAACGAGTGTTAGAATATTTGCTCACTGAGGAGATCGACTTCTACACGACAGAATCGGGTGATGACGCTGCTGCCGCAATTCTGCACACGATCAAAGACCTTGCTTCTCGAGAAAGCTGTCAATGAACAACATCCCGCGCTTGACCAATTGACGGTAGGTGCGGGACTTTGTCTTTTCAGGGAACAACTGCTCAATCTGACGAGCACGCATTGCCTCCCCAAAGCGCTTAATAGCCACATCGCGAGCATTCGCTGGATTCTCACGTAACGCCTTGCGCATTACTCCTGTCATCAAATGGAGAACCTCAGAGAATCGCGCATTGAGCTCCATTGGACTAGCTAGGTACTGATAATCTCGATCGGAGTTAGACGCATCTGGTGCCTGAGTGTACCGATCACTACTCGTTGCGCGGTATCCCGACAAGATATCATCCAGCGCATGACGCAATTCGTGGGTAATAATCGTCCGCATGCGAGATTCACCCAACCGATCGCGATTGAGCACAAGCATCTTATATTCAGGATCCCAAAATCCCATATACCGCTCTGCATTTTCTTCGCTGTATTCCTGTCGAGCGAATGCTTGCATCTCTTCAGCGCCATACAGGACAACATCAATAGCATCAATCTGCTTATTGCCTGTGTTAACAAACTTGCCAATAGGCCCCAACATTTGCGCTTCGCTTGGCTGAAACTCTGATGTTGCCATTGGCTTCAACTTTGCATACAATGAGTTAGCTGCACGTATCAATGTGTGCTGATCTTCAATGCCTTCCAGTACTTGTTGCAGCTTCATGTTAACGATCTCCAGATAGGGTATTTAGCAGGTCCGTTGACTTAATCTTTACCCTTTGCTATAGTTCACTGCATCGGTTAAACGACACGTTGTTGAGAAGGGCGGGATTGATCCCCACAACAGCAACTCTCTTTTACCCGATACTAAATAGATGCCCGTTGACTTAAAGACGAAAACGTAATACAGATGACGACATCGCAAGCAACAACAGCTTGCAACGCTCTTTAAGAAATTAGTAGTAAATCGAAACTACTTTCACAGACGACTGTGAAAGACGGTTTTCCGTGAAAGTAGTTTTGGGGCATGGCCCCGATAAGCGTGGCGACACGTAAAAGCAGAATGTCCTACACATCTGCGCCAAAACCGAAAGGTGGTGGTCAATCCATGCAAGCCTAAACCTCTTCCGAAAGGAAGTAATCGCTGACCGCGGTTATAGGTAGGAAGTCAGTGTTGTGGAAAGAACGTTTGCTCAAGCGCCCGCAAGGGTAACGCAAGTAGACGGAAAGTAACGCGTGGTGGCGACTTCACAACAAAACCAACTGACCAATACGTATGGTTAAAGGTAGTGTTATGGTCTGAGATTCGCACTCAAAGGCTGTAATGCAAACTGATAGGGCATCGGTGACTGAGATATGTTGTCAGTGTTCTTGAAAGTTGATTGAGTAGCCGGCAGGTGAAAGATATGAGGTGTGTTGTATTTCGTAGCCCAAAAGGTTATGAAGCAACTGGACGCACACATCTCGGTAGGTTATGCAGCGGGTGATTCCGCACATTTCAATAGGTATGAAATCTTTATCAAAAACGCAAAGTTGCGTCCGGTGCAACGTGAAAGTGGCTTAATCCTGCAGCTGAAAAGTAATGCAGGCAATCAAAGCTCGCAAGGCAGAGATTGTTGAAGAAGAATCGCACGTAGAGAGTTAGCGCTCTTGAACAGCCCGCAAGGTTGGCGGTAGAGGAAACTTCGAATAGCGTTGTACGACGAGCGAACCGCCACGCTCTAAATAAGGCAGTCATGTTAGTGTACATCCTTGAGGATGTGGATAAGAGTAGAACCGCTGGTGTAGCAACTAGTTGGATAATGACTCAAAAGTGCTAACATTAATGGTGTAATCTCAACCATACTCATCTCGGTGTAGCGCAGTCTGGTTAGCGCATCTGCTTTGGGAGCAGAGGGTCGTAGGTTCGAATCCTACTACCGAGACATAAATAGAAGTACAATGCGGACATAGTACAATTGGTAGTACATCACCTTGCCAAGGTGAAGGTTGCGGGTTCGAGACCCGCTGTCCGCTCCAAATGATAACGTGTGTAGTTTGCAAACAAATAAAACCCGATGAAGATTTTAATTGGCGAAATAAAAGCCAAGGCCTCAGAAAGAACAATTGCAAACCATGTGATCGTGAAATGAAACGGCGGTTTTATGTAAACCATCGTGAGCAGGTGATTGCTGAGAATGTTGACCGAAATCTAAGGAAGAAGCAAACCTTCCAATCTTGGAAACAATCTCTGTCATGTTGCATGTGTGGTGAAACAGATGAAGCATGTTTAGACTTTCACCACAAGGACCCAACTCAGAAAGAATTCTTGATCTCTAAGTTGGTAACCAATAGCTCTTTTGAAAAGTTGAAAGCAGAATTGTCTAAGTGTGTTTGTGTGTGCGCAAACTGCCATCGCAAAATACATAAATACAATCTGTCAGTTCCTGATAATGCGGGTGTAGTGTTTAACGGTTAGCACGAAAGTCTTCCAAACTTTAGGTGAGGAGTTCGAATCTCCCCACCCGCTCCAAAAGAAGAAAAACAATTGCGGGTGAGTGTGATGGTAGCACGCGAGTCTCATAAGCTTGAGGGCCGGTTCGATTCCGAGACCACGCAACCAAACAACAAATAGTACATATTGACTTCGTAGAGTTGGGATAGCCGAACTCTACACTAACTGACTTTAATAAAATGGGTTCTTAGTCAGTGAGCCGTTGGAAAGAGGAAATCATGATGTATGGCAATAAGCTAGCCTTTGCTGTGAAGCATAATGGCAAAATTCTTCGCGAACTCAATCGCGACACAGTGTACGTTCCGTTCGGGGCTGAATACACAATCCTAATCAAAAATCTGAACAATGTCCGTGCTCTCGTAAACATTACGATTGACGGCACAGACGCTGTCGAAGGCGGCCTTGTGGTTGACGCTAACCGGGAGGTTGAGCTGAAGCGATTCGTCAAGAATGGCAACATGACACAAGGTAATAGCTTCAAGTTCATCGAACGTACCGCTGGCGTAGAACAACACCGCGGCATTGGTATTGAAGACGGACTGATCCGTGTCGAATATCAATTTGAAGATGCTGTGGCTTATCGGCCAACACCAGTATGGCGCGAGCGTTGGGTCAAAGACGGATACTGGGACTACGAAACAGACCGGCGTCTGTTGGGATCAACCAACACTTCATATTCCGGCAGTGGTGGTGTGAGCGGTAGTCTGGGTGATGGTCTCGCAAGCATGGCGCTTAAGAGCTACACTGCTCCAACCAGCCGCACTCTACGGTCTCACTCTGTCACTGCGAGTGCCTCAATTGCTAACACCACCCAATCAATCAATGTGGTAGCACAGAATGCTTCATTAAATGATGTTGGCGTTACCGTCCCAGGTAGCCTAAATGATCAAAAGTTTAGCCAAGCATCCTGGTTCCCTGTAGAAGCCACGAAGCACGTGCTTGTAGTTAAGCTCCTGGGAGAAACCGCAAGCGGCCCGGTTGTTCAAGCCGTCACCGTAAACGTCAAGCCAAAGTGTGTGACGTGTGGTAAGCAAAACAAAGCCACGTCTAAATTCTGCACGGATTGTGGAACATCACTAACAATCGTCTAAGCAGACGACTAATATGTGGGGTAAAATACCCCACATCCCCCAGTTATGACCCCACATCGGGCCCGTCGCCCCAGTGTTGACATTGTTGAATAACCGCCGTATAATAGCCGCCATGCGCTCGTAGCTCAGTGGTTAGAGCGGCGGTCTCTAAAACCGTTTGTCGCGGGTTCGAATCCCGCCGAGCGCACCAGGCTTTGTGGTAGGCGTCAAGGGTATTCGCATAAATA